ACTCCGCTTATCGATACGGCGCAACTTAGACGGGCAATCACGTACGTGACGAAGTTCTAAAATGCCATTCTCTATTGCATCTGTTGTTGATGATCCGGCTTTTGCGCAGTCGTTCGCTATCACTCGCTCACAAGGTGGACAGTGGAAAGCTGGACGCTGGACCGATGCACAAACGCAAGTGGCGGCATGGGGTTCGATTCAACCACCAAACCCGGAAGAGTTGGAACAGGTTCCCGAAGGTGACAGGGTTCTAGGCTTAATTGCAATTCACACAACCCAAGTAATCTATGAAACGAATGTTGAATTAACCAACGGTATCAGCGATATCGTTACTTGGCACAACTGCAAGTATCGAGTCGTCAAAGTGTACCCTTGGCAGGACTACGGTTACTGGAAAGCGTTAGCAGTACGCATCAGTGGACAATGACAACACCTATCATGAAATATTTCGCTTACGGGCATTTGCCTAAACATCTTCAATCAATTAGTGAAGCATGTGCAGACCTTGCAAACCAGATGGAAGCTGAATTGCCCGATGGTCCTGAAAAGTCTGCTGGATTAAGGAAACTGCTTGAAGCAAAAGACTGCTTTGTTAGAGCGAAGTTGACATGACCACCACCTATTATCCCAACGGACTTGTACAAACCAGCACTGCACTAACCCCTTATGACATGGATGGAATCTTTCAACTGCTGATCACGCAGATGCTTGGTATTGCTGCGAATATTAGCTACGTTGCGCAGTTGACTTATGGTTCCAATGTCATTGTTGGCGATTTGATTGTGTTAAACATCTTCGCCGGTTTCTATGTTGTAGGCAACGGCATTCCACCCAACACGGTCATTACTGGACTTTCAGGACAGGGAAGCAATCTCTTAATTGAATTAAGTAATGCTGCTACGATATCCGGTCAAGAAACAGTTGGCATCTATGATCCAATTTCAAATACTAGGGTGCGCCAATCGTGGCAAACGGCGGGGATGCCAGCGTATACCATCGATGACGATGTTGTGTTTGTGCGTTGTATTGAAACGGATACTGATTACAACACGCTTAGGGATGAAGTAGTAACTGGTAATGCTGATGGAACTGGAACGAGAACTAGGACTTATTCACGTCTATGGAATGTTTTCATTCGGGCGCGTGGTCCTAACTCGTTCGATTCAATTAGGTTAATAAAATCGGTCTTGCTTGAAGATTTCCCGCATGATACTTTAGCGGCGACGAACTTATACATGGTGCCAGCTACTTCAACACCTATTCGCGCACCGGAGCTATTTGAAGGACGTTGGTGGGAGCAAGTAGATTACAACGCCGATTTCTTTGAGCAAGTAACAGAGACCTTTACTATATCCACTGTTAACAAGCTTGAGATTATCGGGTTTGACAAGAGTGGTCAGATATTCGATGTAAAGCCGCAATTAAAGTAGGAGTTTCAGATTATGTCTACAGTTCCCACTCTCCCTCTTGATTACGTTGTTGATGTGACAGTTCAAGTTAATCCGCAAGCTGTCCAACCGCCGAAGTTTAATCAACAGTTGATAATTGGCAACAGCACTGCGATTCCATCTTATGGCACATCGCCGCGTTGCCGGTTATATCAGGGTGGTATAAGCATCCTGCAAGCCATGCTTGCTGATGGTTTTCTTGTAACCTCTCCGGAATATTTAGGGGCAAGTTTTTATCTGCAACAGCAACCAACACCGTTCTACTTGTGGATTGGACGACAAGATGGAACGGCAATTGGCACAATTCAAGTCAACTCAACAAATGGCGGAATTAATTACAAAGTCGGGGATCAAGTCACAGTTGTTCAAACCGGTGCGTCTCATGCCGTCTTGCAAATCATGACGGTAGATGGTACAGGCAAAGTGACAAGTGTTCAACCTATTTCGCAAGGTACTGGTTATACGGTTGCCGCTGGTTTGGCTACAACGGGTGGTTCCGGAACTGGATTGCAAGTAGATATCTTGACACTTGGCGAAAGTGCTTTGCAAGCCGTTCAGGCTTGCCGCATTGCTTCGCCGTTCTGGTATCTGTTTACCGTTCTTAATTCATCCGATGCTGATAACACGGCAATAAGTGAGTGGGCACAAACTGCTTCGCCGGTATGCCAGAATTTCTTTGTAACAACTGCACCCGCTGTCTTAGTTGGTACTGCTGGCAACATTTTCGACACCTTGATGAAAGGTAACTATAACAGGTACATTGGGACGTACATTACAACCCAAACTGGCACTGCACCAAACAACACGTACTTTGCGTGTGCCTTAATGGGAGTGGCAGCGGGGAGAAACACAGGACTTTCCGGAAGCTATTTCATTCTTCCCTTCAAGAACGTTGTTGGAATGACTGTTGAATCATTGACACCATCGCAATATTCAAACATCACCAATAAGAACGGCAACGCGTATATCAGTTATGCGAATACTTACAATTCCCTATCGCCGGGGATCACCGGAAGCGGTCAATATTTTGATCAAATCTTGGGTATTGACATGCTGGTGTCTGATTTGCAATACGACATGACGAACACTCTTTACCAGTATCCAGCGGTACCGCAAACGGATGAAGGACAGTCGATCTTGCTTCATTCTGCAAATGGTTCGTGCGGCAAGTCTGTCAATCGTGGGTTTTTGTCAAGTGGCGTGTGGCAGGGGCAAACGATTCTTAATTTGCAATCTGGAATGTCGATTCCCGGTTACTTGAATCAGTCTCCATCCTATGCTTCATTGGGTGCGAAACCTGCTAACCGGCAAGCCGCACCTATTTATTGCGCTGTGATCTTGAGTGAAGCTGTGCAATCGGTTCTTATCGCAATATACGTACAGCAATAAAAGGGGTGACTTATGGCAACGGTAATTACAAATGCACTTAGTGCGTTTGCCAGCATTTTCAAAGGCATTGGCACAACTTACAGCTTCAAAGACTTGTCCGGTGCTATTACTTCAACATTGGCCGGGGTATTTCCTTTTGCTGGACAGATCGGTGCAGGACGCATCAGCGTTGAGTACATTACGGACCACGGTGCGCTGGATACCGCCGCTGATGGCACAGTGTTGCCATCTTTTGTTGCTGGCAGGGCGGGACGAATCACCATTGAAGTACAGCAAACATCGGCATTCCACAAGTATCTTTTGTTTTGGCATAACGTGCATGTGACGATGGCTTCAAGTGGCGATATAAGCAGTTGGGCAGGTACTTCTCTTCTCATACGTAATACGCTTGACGGTAGTTCGCATGCAGCATTAGGAGTTATTCCAACTAAGATTCCGGATAAGGCGTATGCCGCTTCACCAACGATGATTACATGGACACTTCTATGCAGCAATCTGAACAGTTTGTAGAAACGAAAGATGTGGTTGTTGGTGGTGCTCGATACCAGATTAGCCGTATGAACGCGGCGGTTGGGTCGTGGCTGCTTTTTAAGCTGTTGGACTCGCTTCGGAAGATCATGGAAGGGGTTGAACAGAACGGGCAACAGCCGATGGAGATATCCCTTGAACAGAAGGAACAAGCGGCGAATGCGTTGGTTCAGGGTATGTTGATGACTCTCGATAAAGACTTGTTTGAACAAGTGCAGCATGAAGCATTAAAGGTTGTTGGGCAATATACAGCAATTGGTGAGAAAGAAACTGTCTTGCCGGTGCTGATGATGAACGGAACCTTTGCGATTCCTCAATTGAGAAATGACATTGTAAGTGTGGTTACTCTCACATCGAATGCGCTGTTTTTTAACTTATCCCCTTTTTTCTTAGGGGACGGGTTGAAGGATATATTTCAGCCCAAATAGGGTTTGAATCAATTCCGTTTCCAACGATAGACGCGTTTTTGTATCGTCCGGTACTCGCCGGAATGTGGCGACAACGAGAGGCCAAAGACGGTACTTACTCGTTCATGGATTTGTTGATTGCTCACGAAATCCTAGACGTTCAAGACGCAAACAAAGCAGCGTATCAGGAATGGGTGAGGCAACAGAATGGCGGACATTAGAGCACTCCGAAGTTACCTCGTGAGTTTAGGCTTTAATGTCCACACCACTCAAGCGGCACAATTCAACAACGCAATTAAGACAGCTTCCCAAATAGTTCAAACCAATACAAGTGCAATGGTTATGAACATGGGTAAGCTTAGTGTCGCTGCTGTAGGCATGTTTGAAGCTGTTGGCATTGCCGTGGCAGGAATGGCAGATAAGGTTGCAAGTGCTGATCAATCTTATCGCCTATTCGGACAACGGATGTTTATGGACACTATGCACGCCAAGCAATTGAAGGTTGCCTTGGATGCACTCGGACAGCCGTTAGACGCTATTGCTTTTGATCCTGAACTACATCGCAGATTTGACGAATTAGCCAATTTACAAAACCGTTTAGGCGGGATGCTTGGACCGGACTTCAAGCAAACAATGGTTCAACTCCGGGATGCTCAATTTGAATTCACCCGGTTTCGTGTCGAAGCACTCTATTTCCGTGACTTACTGGTGAAACAAATCTTTCAAGCACTAGGCGGCGAGAAACTGACGGAGAAACTTCGTAGCTGGAATGAATACATCATTCAACACATTCCGGAATGGTCTCGCATCATCACCACTTACATTGTGCCGGTGCTCAAAGACGCGTGGATGATTATGAAAGACTTATGGACTGTTACAAAAGACTTCGCACAACTGTGGACGAACATGATTGGAATTTTAAGCGGTGATCCGGCACTAGAAGGAACAATATCCTTTGAGAAATTTGCAGCGGCATTATCAAAAGTCGCTCATTTTATGGCAGTGATTATTGATTTTGCTTCGCACTTCGCCGGTACTCTTGCCGGTGCCTTTCTTGGATTTCAGATCGGTGGACCGATGGGGGCGTTGATTGGTGCCGGGATTGGTGCCGGAACAGATTTAATTAGATCAACCTACCATACGGGCAGCGGTGGTGATCAGGATACCGGTGCTGCCAGTCTTGTAGCAGGAACAGCGATGACGGGAGATTCCGACATAAACCGGATGGTTGGTGCCGTTGCGAGTGTCGAATCTGGTGGACACCAAATCAATCGTTCTGGTGGCACTCTTACAAGTTCCGCTGGTGCTTTGGGAATTATGCAACTCATGCCAACAACAGCATGGCAACTTGGTGTTAATCCCAACAACGCAGCAGAGAACGTGCGCGGCGGCAGGATGTATTTGCAGCAACTTTATTCTAAATACGGTAACTGGCATGATGCGCTAGGTGCCTACAACATGGGACCGGGAAATGTTGATAGGGCGTTGCGTGCTCACCGTGCGTTTCCATCTTCAGTTGAAGGCTACATATCGAGTGTTCAGGGACACTACGCCAAAGGTGACAATCCTATTTCCATTGGCCAAATCAACATCATGCAACCGAACGCGACACCAGATCAGATTGTGCAAGCGGTAAGTGACGGTATCAACAAGCGGGAACAGTTAGCATCGGCAACTCATTTAAATGAATTAAAACCGGCTTATTGAACATGGGTACTCTTCCGCCAAATCCGCCTTTCTTGCTTCCGGCAACCAAACAACCGGTTGTTAAGTATGAGTATGTTCCGCCAAATTGGAGCAACCTAAAGCCGTCTTTGTACGCGATTACATTTGCTTCACAAGGATCAATTCAGCAAGGCGCTTTCAATCCGTTTGGTAGTGAGACTGAGAGCAGCGAAACGTTAGTGGTGCAGAGTGCCGATGCTAGGGCGGGATATAATTCAACACTTCAAATGCATATGTTTGTGTTCGATGCTATCAAGAGGGCGCAACACCATCAGACCGCAGTCATAACCCAACATCCGTTGCAGACTGGATTTAATATCTCTGATCACGTTGTTATGCAACCGGCACAACTGGTGTTGGAAGTGGCAATGTCGGATGCTATTGCTTCGTTTACTCTCGCTGGATACACGCCGATGTGGACTAGCAACCCATCCAAGAGTGTGTCTGCTTACCAGCAAATGGAAGCGTTAATGGTGAATCGCCAGTTGATGACGCTTAACACTCGACTGGATACTTATACCAACATGATATTAGCGGATATTACTTCAGAGGAAACAGAGAGAACCTACTTCGGCGGATTGGCTATGGTGCTCTCATTCCAACAAGTGTTTATTGCCGATGTGTCGTTGTCTTACGAGAGCAGCCGTCCGCAAGCGAGTGGTGACACTCAGAAGGGAGCAGTACAGCCGTTACCACCGTCGAAGCCTGTAGTGGATCAACACCTTGTAGCAGAATTGAAGCAGAAGTTAGCTGTGAGCACTGTTCTTCAAACCTACGATCCGTTGTCACCGTTGCGTCTTCCGGGAGCGGTTGCCGATATTCCCGGTGCCGGAACTTACACCAGTGAAATTCTGAAGAGTAATCCATAATGGATCAAGTTATTACACTGACGAACGAACCAAATCAAGGAATGTCAGTGAGTCTTACTGTAAACGAAGCGAGTTTGCAACTCAATTTAAAGTTTCGCTACAACGAAATGATTAACTATTGGGTCGTGGACATAGCGGATGCTAACAACAACATTGTTTTAAGTGACATTCCGCTGCTAACTGGATACTACCCGGCAGCGAACATCCTTGGGCAATATCAGTATCTTGAAATTGGAAGTGCTTACGTACTCGACATAAGCAACGATGATGTAAGGGACTATCCAAGTGTTAACGACATAAACACAAGCTTTGTGTTGCTGTGGGGCGATAATGTCTGACGTGATACTACCGGAAAGTGGATCACATCCACTTACGATTGCACCACCAACGTTCTCCCATGCCGGAAAGAATTGGGGAAGACGGTGGCGTATCACTGTCAAGAGTCGTCAAGCTATCAAATCGCCACTCACGCAGCCGATTGAAACTCAGGCGTTCGTGCAGGTTCCGGCAGTTGAATACGACGAAGTAATGACCATTGAACAAAACGGATGGTTGCCGAATGGATTACATATCAAGTTTGATGTAACGCAATCATTGAAAGCACTCTGGTGGTGCGACGTTATTATCTACAACCTTAACGCGCAGCAATCCCAGACGGTAATTAACTATGGCATGGTGTGCACTGTCGAAGCTGGTTACATAGATGGTGCGTTTGGAACAGTCTTTGAAGGCACTGTCTTTCAACCGATGATTGAGAAAGAGCGCGGAGTTGACTGGAAATTGACACTTAGATGCATTGTCGGAATGCTTGAAAATAACGATAACTTCATTGGTGCAACCGTGCAGGGTGGCAAGACACAACGTCAGCTTGCTGCAAGCATGTTAGGGAGTGCGGTCAATCCTATTTCCTTAAAGTTCGACAGCACTATTACAGACAAGCAAGTGACTAGAGCAACTACATACTTTGGTCAGCCAAATGACTTGTTGCAGTATGTGGCAGATTCAAACAATTCTTTGCTTTGGTTCCAGCATGAGACTGCATACATCTTTGCGCTTAGGGAGCAACCGGATAAGGTACCGGAATGGGAATTCAGTCCTGATAACGGTTTGATTGGAAATCCTGATCAAACGCAAGAGGGTGCGCAGATAACTGTATTGCTACAGCCGGATTTGAAGTTGTTAGGACAAGTAAAAATTGATGAATCGGTTGTGATTCGGCAGTTTCCTAGACAGATTGGAACGTTTCCGATGAATCTTCCCGGTGACAATACTTACATCATTGGGCGAATTCACCATTATGGGGATTCCAGAGGGAACGAGTGGTATTCCGAAATTACAGGCTTCTATAACAACGGTTCGATCTTGTCTTTGCGAATTCAGAATTGAGGAAAAACAATGATTACCGTGTTGGCGTCACTCGTTATTTGTATCGCCGGGTTGATTATCTACTGTTTTAGCAACAATGCGAAGGTTATGGCGGTCTCGCTACATTGCTTCTGGGTTGGGTTGTTGGTGTTTTTGTTAACGTGGCACGGCGTACTTGCCATTAAGCCTTGAAGGGGAAATATGGCGACAAATCCTCTTGTTGGGTCTCCATCGGTTGCTGAACGAACAAGTCAGCAATCGATAGTGTTTAAGACACTGGCAAAACGTATTGCGTCAACGTTGCGTTGTGGGTTGCCGGGGATCATTACTGATTTCAATCCAACGACACAGTACGCCAAGGTGCTATTGGCGATTAAGGAAAATGTACTTAAAGCAACAGGATTAGTTGTGCCGACACCAATTCCAATTCTTGAAGACGTGTTGGTAATCCTTCCGGGGGATGCTAACTGGTGTTTGACCTTTCCGTCTTTAGTTAATTCTGAATGCTATGTGTGTTTTGCTGATATGTGCATTAACGAATGGTCAACGTATGGATTTCAGAAGAATATCAATGGCAACTGGGTTCCTCGAAATCAAGAGGTTCAGCGGCGGCACGATCTTTCCGATGGTTTCGCAATTCTCGCACCACGAAGTCAGAAGACACGAATTCCTAACTACTCGACTACGAACGTTGAACTTCGTAGCATGGATGGCAACACAAAACTAGCATTAACGAATTCCGGTACGGTTCTTATGAAGGGAACTGGTTTAGAGATTGATGGAACAGGGGGAATCATCGTTAAACCGGGAACTACACCATCCAATGCTTGTATCGCCGTTACAATTAATGGAGTTGTTTATTACATTAGATTAAGTGCCACACCATGAGCACAGCAGCGATTGTACCAACGATATCGGTCCGGAAGTTGGACGCCAACCATGATCCTATTTATGGGAATGGTACCGTTGATTTTTTGAATGATATCAACGCTGTTGCTCAGTTAATCGATACTTCGTTGTTGCTATTGCAAGGGGAGTGGTGGAATAACCTTGCAGCCGGATTGCCACTCTTTCAGCAGATCATCGGCGTTTCTGGTGTAGGTAATAATCCTCAGATTGCAGCGTTGTTAATTCAACAAACGATCATGCAGGTTCCGTACGTTACTTCAATTACTGATGTTTCGTTGATTTACGATTCAATGTCTCGCAGTTTTACATATAGTGCAACGGTCTATACAGCGTTTGGGCAGGTTGTAACAACGTTCATTCCGGGACGGTCTGCAACTTTGCCAGTTAATTAGGTGACAGATGGCTTACTTTCCACCGTATATAGATGTAACTGGACTCCATATTCCGGTTTACAACGATATCTTTGACTATTTGTTGGAGCAGTACACTGCTATCTACGGGCAATCTGTTACAAGCAACATTAGCACAACGGATGTGCAGAGCATTTCTATGTTTGCTCTGATGATTAATGATTCGTTTGAAACAGCGCAAGCGATATTCAACGGACTGTCACCATCGAAAGCAATTGGCGCACAACAAGATTCCTTGTACAAGCTGAATGGAATTGCAAGAGCGGGCGCGACGTTCTCTACTGCAACTGTGACTGTAACAGGAACCCCAAATTACAACATGGCTGGGAGAGTGGCGGCAGACAACAACGGTAATCTTTGGGATTTGCCATCAAGCTTCGTGATTCCTTCAGGTGGAAGCGTAGACGTTACGGCGGTCTGTGAAACTTCAGGACCAGTCAATGCGGCAATTGGTGCAATTAATTTGATGAACAATCCGGTTGTGGATTGGACTAGCGTGTACAACGCTGCCGCTGCTTTTCCCGGTACTCCAGTTGAACCGGACTCCGCATTTCGGGCGAGACAGGCACTCTCGGTTGTGCTGCCGTCTCAAAGCCTGTTTGCTGGCACGCTAGCGGGGGTAGCTGCCGTTGTCGGGGTCACAAGGTACGGCGGGGTCGAAAACCCAACCGGCGTCACAGACGCCAACGGAACCCCACCACACTCGATCAGCGTGGTTGTTGAAGGGGGAGCGAACGCGGATATCGCTCAGGCGATTTATTTAAATAAAACTCCGGGTTGTCTCACCAACGGTACAGTACCGGCAGGGAACGGGGTTACGGTCAACGTGTCTGATCCGATTACCGGGCAGACCATGCCAATTTCCTTCTACCGTCCGACAGCGGTTCCTATCTTTGTTTATTGCAAAATTGTCGCTTTGCAGGGATACACAACTGTGACAGCATCAGCGATTCAAACAGCCATTGTTAATTACTTAAACACGTTGCAGATTGGAGAGGATTTAACTATTTCAGCGTTGTATGGTGCGGCACTCACTGTTATGCCGAATCTTTCACAACCGATGTTTTCGATTATTCAAATGCAAGCCGGTTTAAGTTCCGGAAGCTTAGGAACAACGGATATTACGATTGCTTTCAATGCTGTTGTAAAGGGTATCGCTGCCAATGTGACGGTGACAACATGAGACCGTTACTGCCAACTAACGTTTTGGTGAATCCATATTTTGCTGGTGGTTCTTCAGCGAATTGGATTCTTGAAGGACCGGGGTGGGTAATTGGTACTGGTGCGCCATATGGTGATGGGCACTTAGCTAATTTTACAGGACCGGGAACAGCGGCGATTGTTAACCAAACGCGGATTGTGTGCATACCGGGTGCGCTAGTTAAAGGGCAATGTTGGGCGTTAGGTGAAATTGGTGCAACTGGTGCGGCAACATTGCGATTAATCTTTTGGGATGCAAACAACAATTTTATAAGACGTTCAAATGGCAATATTTCATATGACAGTTATGTTAGTCCAAACTATGTTTGGCAGTTATTGACAGTGTACGGCAATGCTCCAACAAATGTTGCATACGCGACGATTGATTTTGCAGTTTACAATTCTACGGGTGGTGCACCTCGATGGGGCGCAACTAGTTTCTTCGGTGCTAACTTATTAGGACAACTTGGAAGAACTGCTCTTTCAGTTAAACAACCGCTGAAGTATTATCTAAATCTATTTACGTCTCAGTACAAGGGTTCTGCCAAGTTGAATCAGTGGCAAGCTGCATTGATGCAACCAATTGATGATCTAACCAACTGCTTGCAGACGATTGATATAAGTTTTGATATCGATAATGCATTTGGATCGCAGTTAGATGTTGTTGGGGAAATAATAGGCGTATCACGTACGCTTTCTTTTCAGCCTTCTGGTGGAGTCTCACCGGTTCTTACTGACGATGATTACAAGTTGTTGTTATACGCAACGCAAGCCAAAAATACTTGGGATGGAACGATTGAATCTATCTATCGAATTTGGCAATTCTTATTTCCAAATGGCTTGTTGGCAATTATCGATAACCAGAACATGACGGCAACAATAACAACAAGCGGTTCGTTCTCTTCAATTGAGCAAGACTTAATTACAAACGGTTACATAGTTCCCAGACCAGAGGGCGTGCAGTACAACGCGAGTGGTGGCGGAATCACCACCGGCTTGTTTGGGTTTGATCGTAACGATTCAACTGTTGCCGGATTCGATGTTGGCAAGTTTGCATAGAAGGGAAAATAGATTATGGCCGGAACGAATAACTTTTTGCAATGGAATCCAAGTTCAACAAATCAAGAGAATGATGCTGCTTATAGTGCCGATTCGTTGCGTGCTAACGGTGCGCCGTCTGGTGCTATCTTTCCTTCTCCTACTGCAAATAAGTTGTTTTACCAATGCACTTCAATGGTAGCTGCACTTGCGCAGATGATGGCGAACAAGAACTATAACATGTCTGATGCGAACGAAGCAAATCTAATTGCAGCATTAGCAAATCTTGTCGCCAAAGCAGATGTTCCGGGTTATCTAGTGCAATGGTCAGAAGTTCCCGGACAGTTTGTTCGTTTCTCGGATTTTACTAAGGGTAACAATGCCAATGGATATTGGGAAAAGAACGGTGCATCGGGGTCAATTAGACAATGGGGATCGATTAATACAGACATTAACAATGGTCAATTGGGTGTCACGTTTCCAACAGCGTTTACGAATGCTGCGAGTATATCGGTTGTTTGTACCACTCGCGGGGCAGCTAGTTTTGATCGAATTATTTATGTGATCAGCGGAAGCGTAACAGTAAACGGTTTTACTGTGGCAAACAATGGTAGTGGTGGGTTCGGATACTGGCAAGCAATGGGGTATTAGACAATGAATAAATTAGTGTGGTTGCTGCTGTTAGTAGGGATCAAGGCGTATGCGCAGTATTCAACCGTGTCTGCGACGGTTACAGACTCAGATGCTCAGACGTGGAACAACGGAACGTATCAGGTAACGTTTGTTCCGCCAACTGGATATACCGGTACAATCTATACGTTTAACGGTATAGGGTGGACTCCAACTGTTTTTAGTGGTGTCTTGTCTAGCACTGGTGTTCTCAACGCTCCAAGTATTCCAAGAAATGATTTCATTGTCCCTGCTAACTCGCACTGGAATTTTAAAATTTGCCCACATGCGTCTGTGACTTGTACCAGTGTTACAACAGTTAGTGTTAATGCGGCAACATTGGATATCACGTCTCAATTGAAATTGCAGACAGTACGCTTTACCGCATCGAATGCCAATGGTTCGTATGGCTATGCTGATGTGGAAGTGTCACCTATTCCACCAGTGGGCGGGTTTTATTTCAATGTTAATTTAGGTTCCCAGAAAGTATGGGACGGAACACAGTGGGGCGCTAGTGGTGGTGGTGGTGGGTTTCTGGGTGGTGATGTAACCGGGCCTAGCAGTTCAAACACTGTGATAAAAGTTCACAATGTGCCAATACCTACATCAGCAACAGTTATTGGAACGACTTCGTTAGGGGTGGTTGTAGATGCGACTAACGCTACGTTAAGTAATAACACAACGGGCAATGCGTTGACGGCGACAACGGCAACAAATACGACTAACGTTAATGGTGGTTCTGTGCCAGTAAGTAAGACAATTGTTGGTACAAACTCAACTGGTAGGCTTATTGATGCTAGTTCAGCGATTTTGAGCAACAATACTACGGGCAATGCTGCAACTGCAACAACTGCAACAACTGCTGTAACGGCAGAAAATACGACTAGTGTTAACGGTGGCGCGGTACCTACAAGTAAGATGATTATTGGAACAGATTCGACAGGTAAGTTGATTGACGCCACTAATGTAACGTTAAGCAATAACACAACAGGTAATGCGGCAACAGCAACTAATGCGACACACGCCACGAATGCAGACAATGCTACGAATGCCACTATAGCGGCAAATGCCACAAGCGTAAACGGTGGAAGCATACCCACAAATAAGACGATTGTAGGTACAGACGGAACTGGTAAAATTAGTGATGCTACTTCGGCAACGTTAACTAATAATACATCCGGTAACGCTGCCACTGCGACAAACGCAACCAATGCGACAAATGCGACAAATGCAACTAAACTTGCTGCCACTCCAACGTCTTGCACACTGCCGTTAGTAGCAAGTGGTGTTGATATAAGCGGCAATGCAATTTGCGTTCAATCTCTACCATCTGGAGTAGCTTCCGATGGCAGTAATGGACTTGGTGTGCAGGGCAGCGTGACGGCGGGTCTGAGCACATCGACTCATACCGCTCTCGGAACAGCGGGTGTTACTTTCCCCGATGCCAGCGTGCAGAGAAATGCCAATCCTCCTTCCCCTGTCGTCAAGATGATTCGGTCTACGACTACGGCCACCTCTACTGGAAGCCCGGTGCCACAGCAAGTAATCGCACTTCTGGGCAACTCGCTGGTACAAGTCGATACCGGATTCGTTGGCGAATTTTGTGCTGAGACGCAGCAGAGCAATGCGTCCATTGGGACGGTTTATGCATTGTTTATGTTAGGACATCAGTGCCGGGTAACTGCTAGCGGGTCATCTGATGCTAGCGGCAACGTTACTCTCGTGGTTCCTAACGCGGACGGATATTTCCAACCAGGTTCACGATTTACGTCATCCTCGGGAGCAGCGCCGTTCGGCTGTCTGTTTGACTCTTACACGGTGGCTTCAACTACAGCCACAACCATTACTTTCCCAACAGCAGGAACGGGGAGTCAGTGTAGCACCATAAGTTCCTCAGCCGTGGGTATCTATTTAACCACTGCCGTGCAGAAATTCGGTATGAACGGAGCCTCGCTCGATGCATGGTATGGAGCGGCTGGTGGTTATGGATTCGCAGGGTACAAAACATGGATTCAGAGCGCCATCGCCGCAGGACAGACGCCAATTACCGTATGGGCCGATGCGGGAATCATGACGAATAGCACCCGCACAAGTGGCATGAGTTACGCTCAATTCATGGCTGATCTTCTGCCTAAGGTGGCAGCGGCTGAAGCTATTACCGCAACTACCCCGGCAGGCAATGTCGTAGCCGTGTCGAATTTTCCAATGATCATCACCACAGGCAATCCTGAAGCGTGTCAGACTAACGTCACTTCGGTTTACACATCGGCGTGCTCAGGAGGATCAAATACTGGTGCGGGTGGTGTGTACGTCCCTCCAGTGCAGAGCAATGCTGGAACACAGTACGTGTTTCCTTATGGTACAACCGGCGCTAACTTTCCAACTCCTGCCACGATTACAAGCGGGGCCATCAGCACGGGTGCTAATACGGTTACGATTAATCCCTGCCCGCCCGACCTCTGGGGTGGACCCGGTGACGTAGTGCCGACTACTTTAGATAGCAACGGCTTTCTCCGCCGTCATCAGAACTTGATCCAAATGGTCGTTGACAGTGCTGCGAGTAACGCACAGGAACTTGTGAGCCTGACGGCTATTCTGCCCACAGGAGCCACAGGCTTGCACGGCTTCCCTACATGCCAAGTGTCCTTTACAGCAGCTTTTGCTCATGCTGCTAACGCTCCAATCTTCGCTACTGAATGGACAGCAGACCAAGAATGGACGGTTTGGAAAACGGAAATTCCGTACGACGTGGCAGCGGCTTTTCCTACTAACATACAAGTGGTCGATACCCTTCAGGGAATAGGCAGACAGGTAAACAACCCCGGTACGCTAATGGCTAATGAGCTTCATCCGAATGGCGGGGGATACGGTCATATAGCTGCTAAGATTACACAAACCATTGCCAGCTTCCAGAGTCTTCCCCAGCAGCCCAACACGGCTGACCCACTGACGCTTCAACAAGACACCTATCTACTACAGCAAACAAGACAAGCTGTCGATATAGGCTACGATGCCGGTATTAATTGGCAGGCAAGAGTAGCTTCTGGCGCGGGAAGCAACTGCGGTGCGTACTATACCAAATGCGCCATTGATCCGCAAAGTTTCTACCCCGCTTACCTAGCGCCGTTCATTGGAACTCTCGGTGCCGGTTTTGTGCGCCCCAACGTGCCTGCAACTGCGGGTATGATCTTCAACGGGGATGCTCAGACAGGGGATTACTTTTACACCCTCGCCGGAGGTTCGTGGCAACCTACTACATTGAGCACACCGGGATACTTCAATCCCAACGTTGTTCAGGTTTCCTATACAGGAACCCCGCTTATGCCATTGGGAGGACGCAATGCGGTAATGCGGCCCTACTATGCCGACACCGCAAAAGGAGCTTTGTTCGCTGCCCATCCCTTCACGTACCCGCTGAATGGTACCTATAACCTGAAAGTAGGGACCAGCAGCACAAATAATCTGGTGTTCGTCATGCAACCGGGCCAAAACGCTTCAGTGATCGGGGGCCAGAGTGCTTTGAGTTGTGTGCAGATCGAAATGCAAACCAACGACTGGATCATCTTCTCGGGGAATACACCCGGAACATCAGGCACGCTGGGGACACTTCTTCAACTACCGGCAGGTGGAAATTGGAATGGGGCCACTTGCACTTGGACTGACACCAGCGGTACGAACTACAGCACCTACAACAGTCAGATGGCCAGTCTAGTACAGCAGTACCGGCCTCCGGATGCAAGCTTTTCGCAAGCGACCGTAACAGGTACTGCTAATATTCCGTTTACCTCCTCCACTGTGGGTGTAACTCTACCGCCAATTCCGTCCACTGCCATAACGGGCGCTCCATATGTCCCCTTAACCACTGGAGGCAATTGTGCTACTGGAACGACGTATTCAATGAAAATGGGTTACATCCCTAATTACTGGGTTAATAAGGCGGGTGGTCCTTTTTACCAGTTCTCCGGTCCAATGCAGGCGAGTACTTTTACTCTCGCACCCGCTTCTGGCACGACCAATCAAATCGGCATGAGTGCGCTCGCCAATCCTCCTTTTGGCTATTCGGTGGTGCTGTTTCTCCAAATCTCAGGGACGTATTATGCTGTGGCATCTACTCCCACTAGCGCTGCTCCGCGAACAACCTGCCCCGCTACAGGTGCCGGGCTTGCTGTAGGTAATACTGTTGACAATTCGCAGAGCGGATTTACAGGAGCGGAGTTTAACAGTACTGCTCCGCAAACCACGGTCAACTGCGCCACTTCAGGCACGGCGATATTCTCACAGCCGCAGCAGGGTACATCGGACAAAAAGGTGTTGGTGCATCTAGCAGCATGCAATGGCGCGGCTTCATTCACGTTCCCGGTGGGCTACACCAATACTCCCGGTATCTTTGCGTCAAGTACTGTGACTTCGGGACTAGTCACATCGCTGTCGGCCACTGCTGTGACCGTCACCGGGAGTACCAGCACCGGGACCATTGTGCTTGAGGATTATTAAACTAAGTTAAGACTTATAGAACGTGAACAACCCGGTACGTTGGTAAGCATCCGGTTTCCGTGCGCCAACATGCACCAATATTTCATTTGCCATCGCAACATATTTCTCGTAATCAAGATCAGATGGAATTTCATCTTGCAATTCCATCATTGGCTTTCCGCCGTCTGAGTTGGGAACTTTGTTGCCGCTTAGGACGTATTGAATATCTGTTTGCATCTTAGTTGAGTAATACCATCGAATCGTCTTGCCTAGATACTTACCGCTTTTCTTCGCTCCACCTTTGACGTTTCGCACAATCAGAAAACGGCGAATGTCGTTGCAGCTATAGATGGTCGTTTCAATTGGTGTGCCTACAGCAAGGAACGCGATTGCTGCATCCGTTGCAACGAACGCTTCAGGGTTGCGCGAAAGCGGGGAATCCCCGGCGCTGCCTCTTTCGGAGAACGCACCTTTGACCTTGAAGCTGCCATCTTTCTTAATTGCGATGTAGTTATTCACATCGCGGGAGTAGACCGCCTGATATTCTGTTTCTTCGGTAACAAAGCCGGTGTTTCGTTCCCACTCCGCGATGATGCCGTTCAAGGTCTCGCGCATTCTGAAGTTACATTCAATTAAAACTCCATCCGTGTTGGCGGATACAACATGGATACCCCAACCACGTTGTTCGATCATATCGATAAGCAGCAACAGGCATAGTTGGCCGGTTAGTGTTACTTGGAACAACAGTTCCGGGGCGTAGAGCAGAGACCAACGATTACCAAGCTTGCCGAATGTGCCGTTGATAGTGATCTTCAACGCATCGGCAACCACCTTATCACCGTTTTTCTTTGCGCTTAGACGCTGATCGACAATGCTCTTGTAGACTTCCAAGAACACTTTACCTAGATGGTTTGGACACAATTGTTGATTAAGAATGATGTTAGGATAGTAACTGGCAACGTCTCTGTCTAAAAGCAAGGTTCCTTCAGTAGCCTTACACGTCTGACTTTTCTCTGTGCTGTGCAGTCCACCGGCACCAATACGGTATGTGCTTCTAGCGATACGCAAATCTAGCTTAGTGAGCAAGTCTGGTATCTTCACTGATCCATGTTCATCGATGGTGAAGACTTCGCTTCGGATGATGGACAACAATTCTTGCAACACTTGATGGTGGTAATTAAGAAATGAAGGTATCTGGTACCTATAGTGTGTTACGGGATTTAAAGGTTTTCGTGGTTCTTGTCCTGTTAACCGTGTTAGCTCGCGTGTTATTACACTTTCTGCGATTTGGGCATCTGACCTAGAACGCAGATCAACGTTGTAGAGATTCGATAACTTGTAACGCAAGTCCAGTTGCGGCTTGAGAAAGTTCAACAGCAGTTCGGTGTTATCAACATCGTTCATGCAATACGTTTTTAATTGTTCTTTCTGATCTAGCGTAAGCATGGACTCTTCGGGGAATGGCAAGTCTTGCATTCGCTTGCAGTGCAGCCGTCCAGCGTACAGCTTCAATGATCCTATGAGTGGGGCAACCTCTTTAAGATCGATGCTGTTTGTCTGAATAATCTTCATCTTGTAGGCTTGCTCAAACTGGTAGGGAGTTAATCCGGCGAAGTGGTCATCTTTCACGATGATCTTGTTTACGAGCGCTTTCAATTGTCCCGGTGTCGCACCGGTCAACGCTAGCGTGGCAACCAATAGATCAAATCCTTTTGAATTAAATCCAACCATTAGGAAATGTTGCAGAATCCAAGCCATCTTTCCGGTGTCGAACGGATATTCAAACACTAGGTACTTGCCACTGTTGAAGTGCTTGAACACGAAGAGACAATAGTTAATGTAAATTTCAGAGTCGAAGCAGCACACTTCCCCGGCAGGGATTGCCATCAGTTCCGCATCAGTCAGCAACGCTCGATCCGGTGTCGTGTAGGCAACCTCAAACGGGTCATCCGGCACCGTTGGCTTCGCTGGTGGCAGGAGCATGAATTCCGCTGTTTGTGGAGTTAAGAAAGCTTCTTCAAATCCAAACGCCATAATTATTCCTGTATCGGACGTTGCGCTATAACTCCCCTGATGTTGTGTCCTTGAAAGTAAGACATGCTTCTGGTGACGTTAAATGCTATCTTCTCAGCAAACGGATGAATAAGGCGCAAAGTAGAAATCGCAAACGATATCCCATCCGGCAACCCTTCGCAAATGTTAATTGCACCGTCTGTTTCATAGCGGTCTGTACACATTCCTTCCTTTCTCAAATAAATACGATCATCATTTGAGAATGGTGCGAGTCTCTCGACTGCTGCCCAAAAGCCAAGCGGCACCGGTTCAAGCTTCACCGGCAGACTTAGGAACCCTTGCAGGTTGGGGAAGTGTTCGTCATGGTGCAGCTTCGTCTTAATCCAGCTTCGGTCCGGGAAGTAAGCTGTGAGGGTATCGGCGCTACAGGCGAGTGAGTAAACCGCTTTACCCTTCGTCCTGTGCAGTGCCTTGATGAACATTTTGGGAACGATCAAGCCAAACGGTGTAGTGCAGCCATGCCATGCTTCCATGATTACGTCGCCGTTGGTGGCAATGATGGAACCTTCAAGCATTTGAACGCTGGAATAGAGAACGGTCCGGTTGTGTTCGTTGGCTATCTTGCCTACACGCTGCAAGGCTTGTTCAAACTCAATTGAAACTGGTAGGTCTGGAATATCGCTATACATCGGCGGCAACTCTGATTGCTCGATGCAAGGAACAATGGCATGGAAGTTGCCAGATTTAATTGAAAGTTCTTTTGTGGGCAGCAACGTTAGGTTGATGATATCGGGGCATTCCGTCAAAGCATCTAAAAACTTCTGCGTGTGTGGGCAGCATTCGATATCCTCTTGAATCTGGATACCGGCAGACAGGACACCAGCACACGCAGAGATGTACTTACCGAATATCCGGCAATGAGACTCAGCCGGATTCGTGGAACGCTTGGGTTGGCTAACGCTAATAAACTGAACTGCGTTTAGTAACCTGTTTGATTCTGGTTCCGGTTTGGGTTCCTTCGCTGTTCTCTTCGCTCTCTTTGTCTTTGGCAGCGGGTTCTCCAAGTGAAAAGGCTGCTTCGATTCTGGCGACGTGGAACCAGTTGATATATCGATTACCTTTTGCGGTTCTGACATAGCATTGACCACCAATTGGAGCGGTGCAAACCGGACATACAACGTCCGATGGTTTGTGTTCAGAAGGGGATGTAGTCTCGATCTTCGTAGCTGTCGCAACCATTGGCAATAACCTCCGGGGGTGGCATTGCGTTATAGAGACTGCAAGTGTTGTTCCAATGCTTGCAGGTAATGCAAGTGCAGAAATAATCGCTACGCTTGCCTAGCGTGTTAAGCAGTTGAGACGCGAACATATAGAAGTGTTGAGGAACGTTAATTACAACCATTCCGTTCACCGGGTTGGTTGCAATCAGGCGCGGCGACAGCTTCATCGTGTTGCGTTGTTGTGATTCGACTGGTTGATTAAGTTTCATTGGTTGCTCTTTTCAACCGGATAGCTGTAAAGAGTGTAATGTTAACTAACGTTGGTTGTCCCTTGAGGTTGCTGTACCAGCAACGGAAACAAGGTGTGGTTGGTAATCGGCAACGAGAGAGTAATACACCAATGCAACTAAGAGTCTCAGTTTTCATAAGTTCTTTCTAATTTACCACCAGTGTGTAATAGTACGCTGTTGCATCATTTCATCGATAAGCCTTTTACGTTCTTTTTCTCTATCTTCGTTTGATGTGGTGTCAACGCGTATTGTCCTGAAGGTTGGACTACTCATCTTAAGTTCAACGTCTTCGTGGCGTTGTTCAGGTATGCAAGGTAGCTCTCTGTATTTCTTAATACGACTTATTGTCCATGTTGACAAATTAAGTTTTGCGCTTATTTGCTTGTTACTTAATCCTTCAGCACGACAAATCCTAAGGTTTTGTATTCGCCAATTTTTCACTTCATCAGTTAATTTATTCAAGCTGCTTTCCTCCACTGCACACGATTACCGGCAACTCTCCAATAGAATTCCCACATCGGACACCAACGTGACAAGCCATCGATAACACCACGGTGACATTCACAACGATAAATCCAATAACCGATGCTTGGATTTCCGCCACATACACCAACAGCAGTACATGGCAATATTTCAGTGTGATCGTTCATTAAATCGTGTACGCGTTCTCCAACGAAATCATGCACGTTGATAGTTGGTTTCACTTCAACAAGCAAAGACAACGAAAAACCACCATGCAAATTGGGCAGATATACGCGAAAGTCAGGAATCCAACCATTGCACGAATCAAGTGGTTCGTATTCCCAACCCCAATTCAGAAGATCGAAGAACGCCGCATAACGTGCTTCCAAGCGTGACCGAAAGTTAACAGCGGCGTAGGTAGTTGGCATCGCACTGATGTTGTAGACGATCATAAAGTGTGTTTCCTCCATCTGAGAAGAAATAGAACCACACCTAAAATCGGCACGCAAGTGACATTATCGAACATTTTGATTTTTAGTGAAAATGTTCAAAATGTTCAAAATGTTTAATCTGCGTGTTTTACTGCTCCAAACTCCCGCATTTCTAAACAAGTTTCCAATGCATCGTGCAGCTTTAATGCCGGTGCAGTGTGGATGTTCTTGAGAATCCAATACGCGATGACTTCAACGCTTGTCATATCTTGCTCGACTAGCGTGAATGTGCGTTGGTTACGCGCCTTTGCTCTGGCGTGGACTTGGGAATCGTTGTCGTTCTCACTCAGTTGGAACATGTTCAGACTCCGTTGGATGGGTGTCCTTTTCATCGGATTGTTTGTTGATTACATTTGCAACTTCTCTAAAAACAGCGTGTAACCCTTTGAATTGCGCGAGATGCTGATATTGTGCATACTTCCGCTGAAAGTATTTTAGTTCTTTCAACGCATCGGCTAACAATTGGTCTCTGAAAACTGGTCGTGCTATAACATTCGCAAGGGAACGATATCCACCACCGGTCTCTTCTCTGTCAGGAGTTAGAGAACAAAACACACGTACTAACTCGTCTCGATTGCTGCCGTTGTTTGGTTCAACGTATTCGACAACTGCACGAATTAATTGTCGTGCTTCCCATAAGCGGCACTTTCGCGCTGCTTCGGTGTCATCCCAAGTAAAACGATCATGTAAGGGTGAATCCGGAGGACGCGCAGCATCTACAACATCTTCAGCGCGAAGAATGCCGTGTTTAACTTCAAGGTTGCGCAGTTCCGTTATGACATATTGGTTGTTTATCATTTTGTTTCTCCATCATGGTACAGTTCGTGAACATCGAATAACCCCCAACCCATCCCAGTTGATTTTACTGAACCGGGCCGTCCTGCTAGAATGCCAACCTGTTTGCCAACTCGCGCAATCAAATTAACAATATCCTCTAGCGAGAACTTGTCATTATCAAATGTCACGCGAAGATCGCATTCCCATTCATGCCAAATTGGACGGCATCGAATGTCAATAACGTTATTAGCGTTCTTAACATAATTACGAAGAGGTTCGGGAATACCTTTCGTAATTCGTACAAGTGGACTACCGTCGTCTTTGTCGTACCCATCAGCTTCTACAAATAATACTAGTTTAGCTAACACCATTGTAAATCCGCCCAAGCGACACGCTGCTATTGCACTACCGCGAAAAGCAGTGCAAGGAATACCACACCATCCGTCTCTGCTAACATGCTTTGCACTTTCGTAAAGTTCGTTGAAATCCTTTGGCTGCCGATTGTTTTTGTTTTTACTTCTGCCGCCTTCAGACTGAGACGCCTCTAAATCATCCTGTGTTTTTTGAGATAGTTTGTTCATAACCAACGGAGACGTACCGGCAATGTGCATTCTTACGGTGCGAAACGCTGGAGGAGTGACTTTAATTTCCTCTCCATACTTTGACTTTTTGCCGCCATTGTGTGTTGTAAGCGGCACATCGGTTGTTAATGCGTAATCACTCATTTGACAACTCTCCCTTGTTTGAAGATTTACTCGCACCTGAACTTTTGAAACACCTGACCGAACTCCACCTCACCGGACCATGCCGTACCTAACGACACCTAACTCCAAATTCATTCAATACCTATAGATAAAGTAAAAGTCCTGACCTCACCCAACCTGACCGCACCGGACCAGACAGAACCGTACCGGACTCCAACTCTCTATTACATCTTTTTAATCAAACCAGACTCCACCTGCTATTGTTAATTCCATACCTTACTCAACACAACCTGAACACACCGCACCATAACGCAACTTAATATGTTACGACGTTATAAATCCGCACCGCACCGCACCCAACTTCACCCTACGACACCTCACCGCACTCCACCGTACCGGACCGTAAACTTGATCATTGCCAGACTCGGCCTTACCACACCCTACTGCACCAGACCAAACCGAACCTTACGAAATTAAAATTCGCATTTAACAACTTTTGGATAGCGTTTGTTTACGTCAACCCAAATCTGTCTTGGTACGGCCAACTTAGAACACCAATTTAGTGCTTCGTTGACTGTTGGTGGTGCATTGTCTGAACCCATTCTATGCCGCCACCATGCTGTTGCCATTCCACTAGCTCTACCGGGATGCTCCAAGCAAACGATTTCGTCAAACGATCTAATCCCACAAACATAATTGACTTTCAATATATCGAAACCGTTGCTGGCGAATTTGTTGTACAACACTCGATCCACTCGGAATTGTTGGACCAGTGGAACATCAGTTCGTACCAATTCGTCTGTCCCCGCTGAAGCATTAATGTGAATCTGCCGGGGAAAAGTGAATCCGCATACAAAGCAAACGGTTGCACTGGCGTGATTGTAAGCGCCACATTGATCACAAATCCTGATGGGTGCGACACCAGCAGGACCGTTCTTTCTTCGTCTTGGAATAACTGGATCATTGATCGGTCCTAACCGTGGTGTGTTACCGGCAAAGTCTAAGCAAAGGCAATCTTGCTTCTGCGTTTCTAACGATGGTCTCGTTCCACGTCCCAACATCTGTACCCACAAGCCGGTGCTTATTGTCGGACGCATCATCACAATCAAGTCGATTGGAGGATGATCAAAACCAGTAGTGAGAATATTATTAGTAACAGCACAACGATACTTGCCTGTACGAAACTCAGCGATTCTTGTGTCTCGCTCATTGGGGTCCAACTTTGAATGAATCGTTTTCGATGGGATGCCAAAGTTATTTAGCATCTGTGCAACGTGTTCCGCGTGATTAATTCCGCTGGCAAATGTCAACCAACAGTTGCGGTCTGATCCAAACTCCATAGCCTCTTGGCAAGCGTTGTACGTGACTCCGTGGTGATCGACAGCTTGTTCTAATTCACCTTTGTTGTAGTCTCCATTCTGAATTGAGACTTTTGATAGATCGAACGTGGTGTTGGTGCGTTTGGGAATCAACATGCACATATAGCCTTCATCGATCAGCTTGTTGAACTGCCGCATGTTGGTATAGTCACAAACAATATCCGTGAACAATCCAGATTCAGTTAACAATCCGCTGCCGGTCCGGTACGGTGTAGCAGTGAAGCCAATCACTTTCAAGAGTGGATTCAATGCTTTCAGGCGTGTTACAACGTCGCCATACATCGAATCATCCCTGCCACTCATTAGGTGCGCTTCATCCACTATCATCAAATCGAAGCGTCCAAGCACATCCAGTGAATTAACTACTGTCCCTATCCCACCAAATATAATTGGCCAGTTGTGCTCTCTTTTTCTTAAACCAGCGGAGTAAATACCGTAAGGTGCGCATGGCCAAATCTCCACTAACTTATTGCTGTTTTGTTTAATCAATTCCTTGACGTGAGTCAACACTAAGATGCGTGTGCCGGGGAAACGTTCTAACGCATGTTGAACAAACCATCCAATGACAAGACTCTTCCCGGTACCAGTGGGAAGCGCCACCACCGGATTTCCAGTCTTGCCACGCATGAAGTAATTCCACAACGATTCTTCTGCGTCAAGCTGATAAGGACGTGGAACTAACATTACAGTGCTCGCGTCTCGCTTGAATCTTTTCTAATTGAGTTTTACTAATCACACCGGCACTATTGCACATATAGCAGGTAGCGATGTGCCAAAGAGCAGTGGGATGTGGCAGCAATCCGCATCCTTTGCAAACTGGACATGCAACAGTCCATTTGTCGATTGGCATTCCCATTGCTGCACTGTAAGCAACGTTGTAGGAGTATTGTTCTTGTTTAAATAACATACCCACAAATCCCCCTATTGAACCATCGTGGTTAGTATTGCTGCCTCAATTCTCGCGTCAAGCCAATGCTTGATTACGCTTTCCGGCCATCGGGCAGCAGCCGTTCTGCCGCTGCCAGTAGGCTTGACAGGTTTGGGGAAGGTTCCGGCTTGAATGCAACGATAGATCGTGCTTCGACTCAAGCCGGTAGCTGCCTTTACGTGGTGAATGTTAATTAGCTTTTCCATTTACTTTGCCCAAGGTGGCATTGACCCTTGCGGTGCGATTGGCTGTTGTGGTGCCGCTTGAGCATTGGCCCAAGGGGGCGGGGGAGGACCACCGGGCGCGGCAGTGGCAGCAACCATCGGCGGCGGGGCAGGAGCAGCTTGCGATGCCCAAGGCGGGGCGGCAGGGGCGCTTTGCGCGTAGTGTGCCGGGGGTGGTGCTGCCGGTGCTTGTGGTGCCGGTGGCGCGGCGGCAGCTTGTGCTTGTTGTCCCGGTGCCTGTTGTCGTGTAGGCATCGATCCATCCATGCACTTCACTACCTTTACTTCGCTGTACTTGCTGTCATCAGTTTGTGGTCCGATGGTGACGATACAACGACCACCAATTAAATCGTTGGTGTCCTGCACGAATGGCCGGTTGATGGCGAATGCATACGCTGCTAGTTGCCGGTGCGCAATCTGCTTTGCTACTTCGCTGGTGTGGAAAATGTTTAATCTATCTTTCTGCACCATACCGCGAAGATCACCATCAGTCACGGTAAGTGCCAACTCAAGATATCCGGCGGAAGGATTGTCTTTTACAACCTTTGGTTCCGCGCCAGTTATCTCAATTCTGTAATCCGCTAGTGGAAAGCAAATCGCTCCACCTTGCGACGGGTCGAAGTCATACGCGTTGAATTGAAGTTGCATCGTGTAATCCTCTCTAAATTGTTGCCTTTTTAAATACGTTGGTTAAGTCTGGATACTCGATCACATCAAGGGTTCCGCTTCGATCTTTGGACAACCAATTTAGATTTGATTGAGTATGCAGTCCGGTGTACCGCTTGCCGGTGGTTGGATCATTGCCGACAAACATATGGAGAACCAAATCAAAAAAGTACGGCACTTGAAGTTGCAATTTCTCTGATGGCATCAGGGGAGTTGCACAACGTGCCATACCGATTTCGATGAACATTTCCTTTGCTACCATCACAACATTCTTGCCGGGGATATCCCGAAAGTTGCGCACCAGTTTGTACATCTGCTGTTGTGTTTCCCCGTATGCGCGGCGGGGATCGTTGTTCTTTCTCAACTCTTCTGCCAAGACAATCTCTGCAATCTCAGATAAAGAATCGAGACCGAAGGTTTTGAAGCGTTTTGCTTCTGCGCTGGTACTCACTGCCCACTGGTACGCTTCGGTGAGCAGCTTGTAACTGGATACTTCGATGAACGCAACTTTCTCTTTGCGTAGCGAAAGTAATCCGCTCTCCGCAGACAATATAAGCGGGTCTGGAGCAGTTGAAAGTAAACGTGTCTTACCGATGCCCGATGCACCAAACAAACACGTCTTGACACCATAGTCATACTTGATTTGGTTCGTGTAATTGATTTGCATTCGGTGCTATCAGTTCTAAGCTAGGTTTAGATGGTTTAATCGTCAGAACGGGCGTGAACAAATTCCGCATTGGTTCATCTAGTTTGCGAAATAGGGATAAGTTAAGATCGGGTTTCCATCGAATCAGGTTTTGTGTAATCACAGAAGGTAACGTTTGAAGGATGTTCACCAATCCATCGTTCGCGTTCGACAGATTGTATGACAACTTTCTCGTTACTTTTAATTTCCACTCACCGCTTAATATAAGTGTGTCCGTTCCTTCTGTCTTGCTTGAATCGAACAACCCTTTAACTAACGTGTCTCTAAGTTCGCTTTCTTTCTGTTGCCAATGCTTCAATTGCTCTTTCGCTTCATTCCACTCTTGTAGCAATGTTAGTTTCTGTGCATCCAGATTCATCTAAGTTCTGCCTGTCCACAAACGCAACCTACCCCTGTTCCCAATTTGTGTCAAGCACAAAATTTTGCCTTGATTGAATTTCAGACCGGGAGTATCGTGGGGGCGCGGAGACTCCGGGGTTCGCTGATATTTAATTAAAAATATAAGAGTTAGGAACCAAATGGAAGAACTTACAGGTTACAAAAACTGGGTAGTAACATACCCACACGACAAGATTCCGTTGAATCCCTATACAGGCAAAAGAGCAGATGTGAACGATCCTCTGACGTGGGGAGACTTCGGAACTGCCGACGCTTGCGTGTCATTCAACAAACATCTGACGTTGGGGTTCGTGCTCACACAGACACCATATTCCTGCATCGATTTGGATACCTACAAGACAAAGAATCCTGTCATCATCGACTACCATCGGCAACTGTATGAAGCGTTTCATACCTATTCTGAATTAAGTCCAAATGGTGGCGTCCATCTTTGGTGCGTGGCGAAGTTAGGGATTGATGGCAAACGATTGCCACAGCAGTTCGTTGAAGTCTACTGCAACAAGCGGTACATGACCGTCACCCGGCAATCACTAAACGGCAGCAGAATCGAAGAGCGGCAAAAGTATTTGGAACAGTTTGTCACTTGGTCATCGCAACAGGTTCAGGCGCAATTGGCTCAATTTACCAGTGCGCCGGAAGTTGCCAGCGATATCGAAGTCTGCACAATGGCCGCGAACGCGTTCAACGGGGAACTGTTTAGGGAACTGTATTTGGGTAACTGGCATACGCGTTATCCGTCGCAGTCTGAAGCTGATCAAGCGTTGGTCAACATCATCGCATTCTATACGGACTCGAAAGATCAGGTTGGACGCATCTTCCATAATTCTGAATTAGGAAAACGTAAGAAAGCACACCGGCAATCCTACTTGTATGATCCGAAGTATGGCATCATCACACGCGCATTCGATCAAAAGTTGCCAAACGTCTACTTCAAAGATATTCAAGACATAGTTGCAAGTAAGGTTCACGAAGAGGCATTGAAAGCTATCGCTGCCCCGGTGCCAGGATTCACTACCACACCACGAAACCCGGATTTAGTTAAAGCAATTCAAAAGCTGCCAGAGTTTGTGAAAGAGGAATTGGATATTAAGTTTGATGATTTCCCCGTTGGACTGATGGGTGATATCGCCAAGTTCATTTATCGCAATTCCGTCAGACCAGTAAAAGAGATTGCTATTGCCGGTGCCATTGCATTGATGGCAGGAATTTGCGGCAAGTTCTACAACATATCTGAAATGGGTTTGAATCATTATATTGCCATTCTCGCACCCACCGGCAGCGGCAAAGAGGGTGCATCGTCCGGGATCAATCGTTTAGTTAATTACGTTTCCGAAAAGTTTCCAACCATTGGCGTCTTCATTGGACCGGACCAGATCGCATCGCCACAAGCGTTGGTGCGGCATCTGGCGGAACCCAATTGCTCTTGTTGTGTTTCGCGCAAGGGTGAAATGGGATTGTGGATTCAAAAGATTTGCGCACGGCATACGAACGACAACAATATTGGATTAAGAGAAACGTTGTTGAGTTTGTATACCACTTCCGGCAAAGGCAAGATTTACCGCGAGACCATACGCGCCGATAAAGGCAAGGATACACCAGCTATCAAGTCACCAGCGTTTTCATTGTACGGGGATTCAACACCGGAAGTGTTCTATGCAGCATTGGATGAGAACCAGCTTGATCAAGGTTTGATTTCGAGATTCACTGTGATCGAGTGCGGTCCGGACCCGGAGTACATGTTTAATCCTTTGCATGACAAAATCGAACCTGATCCAAACTTAATTGAAAGAATTGCAGGGATGGCTAAACACGTACTGGCAGGACACGAAGCCAGCATGACAATGGATATCGACATGACACCGGAAGCGGCGAAGTGTTTAGACGCTTTTAGAGTGGAGTGCGATGCGAAGCTATTGGATAATCAGGACTCAGCCGAAGCGAAGGTCTACACCAGAGGGTATGAACGGCTGTTGCGTCTCGCCGGGTTGGTAGCTGTTGGCGTTGATCCGAATTATCCCATTGTCACTCTTGATATCGCAGTGTGGGCAAAGAAATTCATATTGCGCAGCATGATCAACGTCATCCTCAAGTTTGAACGCGGGGAAGTGGGGGAGTCGAATCTATACTTGGAACAACGGGCGGCAATGATCCAGATCATCCGCCACTACTGGAAAGTAGGGTGGAAGGATTCGTATCTTGAACAGTTTAATATCAGCAAAGAAATGTACGAATGGAAGATCATCACCCGCAATTATTTAAACAACAAGATTCGCGGATATGCAGCGTTCCGAAAGGCAAGGAACATGAAACTGGACTTTGACAACGCTTGCATGGATTTAGTTAAGAACGGTGCAATTGTAGGCATTGAGATGGGAAAGATACGCGAGTCATTGCGGACTGGTATTGCATATTACATCCACGATGTGACGTTACTAAAGGAGTAGAAATGACGGATTCGCGTTTACATTTAATTCTAGGTCATGTAGCCGGATTTACAGCACTGCTAACGTTAAGCTTTCTGGCATATCACATTGCCTATGGAATAGTTGAGCAAAAAACTAGCTTCGGATTGGATACTATTGTCGGTGGTTTAATTTTTATGTTGGCTCAATATGCACAGTGGGCGTTTTATCACCACCGGCAGACTGCTGGCGTTGACAACGGCAAAACAGACATTTAATTGATTCACTATTGAAGAAGTGATATGATGCGCGGCAGGGGGAATAAGACGTTGACAGTAGACCAATCGTTCTTTTCGGTAATGGGTTTGATGGTGGCACAAACAGGCGTAATCCTCGGTCTGGTATATCAGGCGATTCACAAGCTGAGTGACAGGATAGATCGTCACTACGAGAACTTCAACAATCAGGTAACAACGCTTCTAACCACGATCCACGGTGTAGACGTGCGACTGGTTAAAGTTGAAGAGAAAAATAAATAAAAAGTCGCCAGATGAAGTTTTTAGGGGGGTGACTTGTTTTTTGAATAGGGGGGGGTCAACAAATCTTCATTTTAAATTCATACTGGTTAATTAAGTAAAGTAGAAAGAGAGAATTACCAGCGTTTTCCTGTTGATATCAGACTGGTATCAGTGTATATTCGGACTTGTCATTACTGATGGTGTCTGCGTTGTTTCCCAGATGTGGTGACATTCAGCTAACCCCTTGTTTGAAAAAGTGATTCCCTCTTACGTTGGTTTCTGCGTAAGAGGGTTCTTTTTTGGCGACGTTGGCCGGGGTGAATCCTCATGCCTCGACCTCTCCCCTAGACGCTCTAGGTTACTTTGGTCACACGCGTTGATTCTAAAGGACTTAGCTAAGTGCCTGATTCTAAAGGGGTTATCAGCGCATTCCGGCCTAGTGGACAGGGATTTGGTGCCGTTTGTTGATTCTAAATGACTTCGATATGGTGCGCGTCTAATAGCGCATAGGCGGATTATGGCGCGAATCCAAACGTGGGCGCATCGCAAATCCGGACATAGTACGGGTCCACCCGTATCGCACGGCGAGTCTGTACCTATGCTGTGGTGCCGCGCTGCTAAGGGTTTGGACAATGGTAAGAACACAATTACAGAGCATAGCAGAGACAGCGGAGGAAAGCAAGTCTAAGTTATTGATTTAATTGAGTTTATAGACGTTAGTAGAATTGATTAGAAATAGACGCTATACAAGACACTGGACAGTGTAAGGGTAGACGCTGGACGAACGGCGAAACCATCTGGACGCTAGACACTGGTAAACGCTGGTATGCCCACAAACGCGAACGGCGAGACCGTTTAGAGTCTCGCCGTATGGGTTTGGGTTTGGTTGTGTGCTAGTCTTCGTCTTCGTTCACTTCCCCTGTAATCACTAGGACAATACCTATTGCTTCAATTAGCTCTGATGTGAGCATGTCCAATGACTCGCCGTTCAAATCTCTGGCGTATATCCCATGCTTGTGTGTGTCTCGGACGTTCGGACCATTCGGACGAAAACCAAATCCCTCTTGGAAACATTCGTTATCCATCCAAGCTTCGGGATTCGGAGTCTCTATCGTTTCCCAACGAATGAATTCTGGTAAAAGCTTTCCTCCATTGCTAGCAGGGTAATCTTCGTTGGTTGCAAAACGTTCGCCAACTTGTGTGTGATCAGTGGACACTAGGACGCTAGAATCTTTGACCACTTTTTTGTGTTCGCAAGTGAAACCGTACTCTTTAATGATTTCGTCCAGTGTCTCACTTGCTTCCGACATGAATTCATCTTCGCAGATGGAATAAGCATCTTCCCACGTTTTAGCACGAACGATACCGCTTACTCCCATTGAATCGCGGTATACCCACAGTGGTCCGAATCCATCATCGTATGTTTTGATTGGATATCCGAAAATACCAGTTGCTGAGTCTAGCGATTGTCCATCCTTGATCAGTGTTGTTTTGGGTTCGTTTTTCATTTGCTTTCCCCTTTGTCAGTGAACAGTCCGGACTCGAAAGCATCATCAGCGCATCCACTGCAAAAAAGCGTTCCGGTTTCATCTTCCATATCGACTCGGTACAACGTCGTTTTCGCGAAGTTTGTGCAAGTGTTATACGACGAATGCACTGGGCACAATGGATCAGTGCATTCGCAAATTAGATTCTTCATTCTCAGTTTCCCCTTGTGTGTTATTTGGCTTTCCATCATCAGTGAGTACGGGTGCCACCCGTAACAGACTAGAGACCGCATTGGTTCGCGGTCTCTAGTTTCGGAAGTTTAGTTGATTCCTGCCATTTGCTTCGCAACGTCTACAGCGGATTGTTTCAATTCGACGTTAGAACCAAACCATGCGTTGTAGAGTCTAGAGTCTTGTGTGCGCGACGCCACGTGATCAGTGTAATAACTAACCCCGTTCAATGCGCCCCATAGGGTATTGTGAGCGGAGTCTAGATCACTACCGGGTGACGTGAGAATCGATTCAAGGATTGCTTTCCCAACCCGGTTTAACTTGTCTTCGCCGTTCTGGACTGCAATAGGCGCAAGCGAGACAGATGGGGATGTTCCCATGATGGCATCTAGCAAGCTTGCATCAGAGTCGAATCCGGTGGAGACCGCTTGCGTTGCTTGCGTTGCTTCGATGGTCTGATCAAGGATGCACTTGCCATCTAGCAGTTGAGAGATGAATTCGATTTGACCTTTACGGTCAATTGAGACGTTTTGCAGTTGAGAACCTAATGCGTTAAACTCTTCAATCTTTTCGATTGCTATTCCCATTTGTTCTTTTGCGAGAGTGGCAGATTCGCTAGTCCACTCTTTAGAATGCTTCATTTTGAATCCGACACGTCCGGACCGCATGGCAGGAAACAACGTGTTATTGCAAACAGCACGTTCTTGCGTAGCAATCGCTTGAGTGGGAAGCGTACCATCATGGGAACCTACCATTAATAGATACCCTGTTACAGTGTCGCCACCCTTCATTGTGACAGTGGTACGACCATTTAGTTTCGCTAATGCCCAAACCACTGCGCCACCCTTCAACGCGCCTATAACGTCCATTTGCGCGTGTCCAGCGTTGCAATATTCATCAAAGACACTCAGTATGTCTTTGTTTTGGTGTATCTGATAGCGTTTGGATGAGACGCCAAAAACCTTATTAGTGTCTCGCCGTCCGATTGCTTTGAAGTTGGCTAGAAACGCAGTGTTTGGGAGTCCAGCAAGTTCGATATCCATTGCTTCCACTGGAAAGTCCAGTCCAGCAAGTTTGAGCATAACCTCCGCTGTTGTACCAGCGTCTACTGAGGTTCCCAGTCCATGCCACGGTGCGCCGTTCGCACGATTCCAACTGATTTGATTGTCTTCGATCATGTGTGCCATTTGTTTCCCCTTGTGTGTTGCTTGCGTTTTGTTTGGCTGTACGCTACAGCCTATTTTGGTTGAATATTAGTTGTTGTTGTTGTTGTTGTTATTGTTGTTGTTGTTGATTGCATCCCATATGCGCGAATGATAATGATGATAAAAACGCAACCATCCATGTGCTACGGGTTTACCTGTTTGGTTGTAAATCCAACCGCCCGATTTACCTGTATAACCGTGATTACGTCCGTACCATTTTGCTGCATTGATACGTATTTCAGTTATTCCGATATGCATGTAATTTCCTCAATTGCAAGTTTGGTTATTTCAGCAACCTGATTAACTGGTATTCCAGTAGCAATCATTTGTTTCGCAAGTTGAACCATAGAATTATGATTGTATGCATCGCTAGCCTTTTGTGATTCCGATAAGCAATCATTGCAAACAGTCTTAATGCTACGAATCCTAGTGCAAGCTGTACCCTCCACGTAAAGTTTGACAGTAGCGTAATAGCCAAACCTTGTTTGCTTGCAACTATTGCAAGTATGTTTACCGTGTTGTGTAGCTTGTTTGTGAATCATTTGGTTCCCTTCGTTGTTACTGAATTAAGAATACATCAGTTCAGACGTTAGAACACTATAAGTGTTTAATTTATTTTAAGACGCTGGTAAGACGCTATCAATATAGGGGAATGTAGACGTTTGTTTGGTCTCTTGTTTCGCCGTTTGTACGCTGTTTTTGGGTGCGTGAGATTCGTGCGAATGTAACAACGAAGCATTTTGCCTACAAATGCATGATAACAGGCTAGTTAGATGCGATTTGAAATTATTTTCGTGCTCTGGTAGCGCGTTCGATAGATGTTGGTACGTGGGGTAGGATCATTTTTTGAGTCCGACAGCGCCACGGTACCTAGAAACGCTAGCAAATGGCATATGCTAAAGTACCTGTATTTGTGTGTAAGTTATTGATTATAGGTCTGTTTCAGAGGGGTCAAAATCCCCAGTGTTTATAGGGATTCTAGCGTACTGAAAATGTAACACTCGCAAAGGTGCATGGATACTGGCGATTTCGCATTTCTGACGTGAAATGTAACAAGCGTGACGTTGGTAATGTTACGACGGTGGACGTGTTGTTACTTGTAGTTGGGTTGTGGATTGGTTATTCAATTGCCTACACTAGTTGGGTGTGTTGGTAGACGGTGGTTTGAATATTTGATTAAGTTTTGCTGTCTTCGTTCGTTGGTCTCGCAGTGTGATTCCTGTATCGATGCGGAGTTTCATTTGTCTATCGAATGGCAGCGCATCGAATGAATTCTCTGAGATGTTATGGTGCGCACAAACTTGCGCTGTTGTAGCGTGTATGCTTCCGGAAGTTTGCAATGGTTGTTTTGGTTTGGGTAGTGTTAGTTTGGTGGCGTCTATGGTTTGGCCGTGACGGTTGAATTGTCGCGAGTCCGGACAGTTCCAAACGTACCAATTGCCATGCGGAGGTTTGTCTTTGTGGAACTTTAGGTTTGTGTGTTTGAGCCTATTAGCGCGTGATATCCGATTACGTAACACGCTTTCGATCAACTGCATTTGTTCGTGAGGTTCGATGATGATGTGTTCATTAGGTGATAGCGCATCTATACGTTTGCCAATTGATTGCATGAGTGATTTGTTAGAGTGATTAGACAGTTCGCCGTGGCGTCTAGCACGTGATGCGTAGGACGGGCGGCCTTTGTATTTTGTACTCATTTTGGACTCAGTATCATTTTGGTGGTGTGAAAGTCAATGGGTTGGCTACTTGGGAATGGAATCAAAAGGATGCTGTTTTTTTCAGTCGAACCCTATTATTGGCCAAAAAGTGAAAGTGTTGGCTACTAGGGTATTGAATCAATAGGTAACAGGGTCCAGTGTGGGGAATCGACAATATTTCTAACGTTCACGTTATAACATATGTTATAACATACTCCATACTAGACTGTACTACTACTACTACTACACTACATACTGTATATATATGTAATTAAATATAGTTAGCTCAGGCTTCGACAAACACTCTGATTCGCTATCAGAGTACAACTGGACTCATCCACTAATAGATTCAATGACTTATCCACTAGCACTGTTAACTGTTACGTGGAAAACGTACCGGACTGACGCGCCGTCGAATGGTCAGATTCAATTAAGTCTATTAGAATCAACACCACTCGCGCAAGTCTAATTGAATCAATGCACGTTCTATTCCCTTTGTTATCAATGGTTTGCAACTAGCTGGCGGAAGTCCTTTAGAATCAGGGGGGTAGGGTGTCAGGGCGCGGCGAAGCTCGTACAAAATTCCAGCATCTATACAACAGCAATCTACATTATCAATTAGCATCTAAATTCAATTAAACATATGTTTTTTCACTCTCCGGTGAACTTTAAAAAAGGTACCATCCAACCCATATGGTACCAAAACCCAACCCTACCAACAAGTTACAGTATCACAAAAAGCTAAGTCCTTTAGATTCGATGAAACTATTCAGTGCTGAATAATTCGCACTCAACACCCCTTGCACACCTAGCCAAGACACATTCCCCTTGCACCCATCGCACCTGTGGGTATACCAATACGTGGAGTGCCGCTTACCATGACCACACTGTATCGAGTTGAACTGAAAGGTCTCTGTGCTGGTGTCGTAACTCAACAAGACCTTATCGTCAGGAGGGAATCTGTCTAATTGCCGTTGGGAGAGCACCCCGACTAAATTAAATTAAATCTAATACATACCTTAAAATATTTCATTGACAAACCATAAACTACACTCTTGACAAAATCAGAGTGTTTCTGCGATTATTTGGCGTAGGGGATAACGTCTATGACTGAAAAAGAAGCAATTCATCTGATGAGAACTGAGAAAGAGGTTGTTGCGCTCAATGCACGCGCATACTTGATCTTTCTCGTGCTTGGAATGGAACTGTTGGGTAAGGGTATAGCCAACGTTGCAAAAGTAACGAAGGGATACTGAGCGATGGCGAAAGCAAAGCTAGCACCGGGGTTAAAGGTTCGCAAGGGTTGGTACCATTATGACTTTATGCATAATGGTGTTCGCCAGCTTGGATCATTCAAAACACAAAACAAAACAGTGGCAGAACAATTGTTGCGTGAGCGGCGGAACCAGCTTGCGTTAGGGAATTTGGTTGACGAACGAAAGTTAAACAAAAGCAAGTTCTTTCGTAATGAAGTAACTGATTATATCAACCGTATGAAGCCAACTTGGACGCCGAAGACGGCGGAAATGCACAACACATCCTTGCCGAAGGTGGTTGCGTATTTTGGTGACATGGTGTTGAACCAGATCAGGACGCGTGAACTAGAGTTGTATCGCGTACATCGGTCTGTGCAACTGACCCGGCGTGGAACCCCACCATCCAATTCAACTGTTAACCGGGAAATTGCTCTGGTGCGGCAATTGCTCTCTGATCATGACTTGTGGGTAAGAGCAAAGGGAACCAAGTTCGTGAACTTGAAGGAAAACGATTTTGTTGGACGCGCACTGACCAGAGAAGAAATCAGCAAGCTTGCCGAAGCTTGCAAGTTGTCACCGTCGCGCATCCTGTATCCAGCGTTCATGGTGGCAGTTCTTACCGGACTTCGGCGCAATGAGATAACGAAGCTTAGATGGCGTAGTGTCGATTTGATCGATGATAAGATCACGGTTGAACGTACAACCACTAAGTCAAAAGCCGGGGCGCGAGATGTGCCGTTGAATGCCCAAGCACTAGAAATAATTAAGAATTGGCGTTCTGGGTTTGAGGCATTGCCGGGTCATTTCGTGTTCTGCCGTCATCGCTATGGTTACGATGGTGGTGTCAAAAGCTTTCCTGAAAAGTCCTACAATACGTGGTACGCCGCTTGGAACAAGGCTAGGGACGCTGCCGGTGTCGATTGCCGGTGGCACGATCTACGCCACACGGCAGCTAGCATTCTGGGCAAGTTCGCGTCTCGTGCCACGATGAAGAAAGTTCTAGGCTGGAACAACGAACAAATGCTGGACCGGTATTGCCACTCAGAGAAGCAGGATCAGCAACAGGCTGTCCAGATGGCCGGGTCGTTCTTCACCAGCGAAGTCTTTAATCAAAACAACGTATCGGAGTCGATTCAATGAAAACTCTTACGGGACCAAAGTTGGGATATGTCGTTCGAGAATTAGAAAAGCTTTGTGGCAAGTTGGAGGTTGTGCAATCCAAAGTTCCAGAAAGCGAGTCGGACATTCGTTATCAACTAGGGGTGATTAAAGCCACTCTAATTGACGCTGTTCGTACATGTGAGCGCAGAATCAAGGACAGACCAAACCTATGAAAACGGCAAAGAAAATTGTCGTTGCTGTTGAACTTCAATGTCCGGATTGTGGCGCGGAAATACCGTCGCCGGGTGGTTCTCTCTACTGGGCAGTTAACGAAATCGGTTCAGAAGGTGCCTATTGCTTTTGTAGGCATTGCAAGCAACAACTCAAGTTTCCGAAGGGACTTTAATCAAATGACCGTTGCAGAATTGCAAAAACTTGTGGAAGAGATTGGTGTGAAAGTAAACACTCTCGCCACTCTTCAACTCACCATTGCTACAACTGTTAATGAGGGATTACGCACATTGCTTGCTAGCTCTAATGCGTTGCTTGTAATCGCGCAGTCTCACGAGAACAGAATTGAAAGATTGGAAGGAAAATGATTCTCTTTCTCGTAGTGTACTTTCTGCCTACCATCGTTGCGATTGTTCGCAATCATAATGTAGGTATTGTGATGCTGGTTAACTTGTTCTTGGGTTGGACTGGTATTGGATGGTTTGTCGCGTTTGGGATGTGTATGGGTGCGGACAGATCGAAGCCGGTGTATGTGGTTAACGTTGTTCACACCGCTGATCACACACCGTTGAAGCGCAGTGACTTTACCGGCGCACGCAATTTGATTCCGAGAGGTTGAGATACGGTCTGCCACAGAGAGGAAAACGAGTGCTCAGTAGCGACAACATGCGGAGAATGATCGTATAGAAGGGTTCGGGTGATTCCGGACCCTTCGCCTATTTGGAGGAAAAATGCAAATCAATGACTCGTTCACGATTGAAATGGGTGGGCGGCGGTTCTTCGCCATTTGCTTTTTAATGTCTACCAACGAAGAGTATCTTGTTTTGCATTGCCATTCGCCATTGTCTGTGCAGGGTCCATTTACTTCAATTCAGTATTTGTGTTTGCAACAAGATGAAACGTCTGGATTGTACAAAGAAACGATTACCGGTATTGAAGTGCAAATACTGCTTGACGTAGTTCATAACGTCTGGTACAATTGATCGGATTCCAGAAACAGAAAGGTACTTAAATGCCGAATATTCAACTGACCATTTTGATCGTTGTAATTTTCGGTTTCCAGTGGGTAAGTTTGTTGTACTTGTCCACTCACATTGATCGTTTGGTCGATGAAGTCAAAGCGTTGGGTTTGAAGCTAGATCGCTTAACAAAGGGGGAAGGGTGACAACAACAGAACTTTTTCAAATTGCAGGACTCATGGCGGTACAGACAGGGGCCATTCTTACGGTATTGATTTTGTATATCAATGCCAAGATTGATCCTGTAAAAGAGCAAGTTGACTTGCTCGTTCAGTACATGATCAGTCATGAAGGCAAGATTGCCATTCTGGAAGAGAGAACAGGTGGACCGGCAAAGAAGCAATAGGCAACATAAGCGACGGGAGAGTGTTCAACTCTCCCGTTTTTATTTAGATGTTAGAAAACTAAATTAAAGATGGAGTGTAGATTATGGTACTTGATATTGAATTAAGGCGTGGTAAGGCAAGTCAACCAACCGGGTTGATTACGCTTGAACCCCAGATACAACGTGACGTTGTTAACTGGAATGGGAACACCAGTCCGGATGTTAACGATCCACCTTCAGACTACTTTGAAGGCATGGCAGGACCAAACGGCACGTTTGTAGTGACAAACGCTGCATACGAACCTAAAAAGTTTGCTGGTGGTTTGGTCTCGCACAAGAAACTTCCGCCAAGAGATGCCAGCGGCAAACTGTACCAAAACATCGCAATGAGAATTGGATTCATGTGGTCCAAGTACGTTGACCGGCAAATTGCACGTTTGGAATTGGACTTGAAAGTATGCTTCAAAACCAGACCGAATTCTCAAACAAAAATTCGCAATGTAGCGAATTTCAGTACGCAGTGGAATAGGGATACACAACAGTGGCAGATTGATGAAGACCCGCCGAAGTGGATTAATTCTGGATACAAGGTCACAGATGCGATGATGCAACCGGACATTCCTCATGTGGTTGATTTTCGCTTTTGGTACGACCCGGAAGCGGCAATCTTCAGCGTGACAAGCATCGATTTAGACGATAATCCCTACAGTGTTTCCGAAGACTTGCAGCGAGTGGCCGCGCAGAACACCAACTGGGAAGAGGTTCGGTCTGTGCAGCTACAGACGGAGATTTACGAACCGGGTTCGGCACCAGTGATCTTTTTTCTTGTTCAACTGGGTTGGAGTCATGATCCCATCCCAATAGGCGCATGGTAGAACGCGCTAGGACGCCTGTAGAGACGCTTGTAGGCATTCGGGCAGGGGTAGGGTACCCCAAATCTGGCAAAGGCAGGGGATGCTATCCCTTGCCTTTGTTTGTTTTAACTTGACAAAGGGTGCACGATAGTAATATTCGGGTTATCTAAGGGGTTAACTTTCAGAAAGGGTTGTGAAACTTAATTGAAACGAGGATCAAAACATGGCATTGGCGATGAAGGTATTGAAACCAAACTTGTAGAATTCTTCGGAGGAATCAAAGAAAGAGTCATCCTCTTCAGCGCCGAAACTGGCATTAGTGCCGGTTGGGTTGCCGAGAGGATATCAGAGCTACTTTCGCCGTCGCGGGAGAGGGTTTTACATCAACTGTCCATCATGCGGGTTGCATCCACCAGAGATGGTGGAACCGTGGAACCGTTGGCGTTGGCTGTCGATGCACATCAGCGCGAAACACAATCTTCAACTGTCGGAACCACCGGCAAAGCTGCAACCAACAAAACTATAAAACGCAGGGGCAATCCGTGGGACGGGATGACACCAGAACAAAAGTCTAAAGAAATGAAACGTCGGCGTAAGGTTGCCAAGCGTAATAAAAAATTAAAGGCTGCTGGAAAGCCGATTAAACCTCTCAAAAAAAGTCCGGAGACTTTGGCAAAACAGAATATTTATGTTGCTAGATCGAACGCTAAAAAAGCTAGAGCATTGGCGCAAGCGTTGGGTAAACCGCTGCCGCCGATGCCACCGTTGCCGGGGCGGGAGGTGTAGAAACAGACCTTGTTTTTTGCGTGAAATTTGTCACATATCGGTGTCGAAAACGACCCTTTTACGTGAATTTTGACGTTAGGCCAGTGACAGGATTTGAGGTTCAATGCGACTCGTAAGTGTTCCAATGATAGGACTTCTGGGACAACCTGAAACAAGGTGGAACATATTGATTACAAAGGGGTTACATGATGGGGCATCAGAGTTTGTCTAGCGTGTTAGTGCATTGTAATCAATAACTTGCAAGATTGAAGTTTTCCGTTTTTGTGAATTTTGCGTGAGGTAAATTTTACAGCATGGTTCTCTATTGACTTTCAATGACAGGTGGTGCGCAAATGAATCAATCCGTTTCAAGCTTTGGGCGGAAAAATAAAATAGAGAGGTTTGGTGAAATTGCAATGGTGCAACCACTTGTTGTTGGAGTGCCGGAAGCAGCCGTCTTATTGAACGTCAGCGAAGCAACAGTTTGGCGTCTGATCGCTGGACGGCATATTGAAACAACTATGGTCGGGCAAAGTCGAAAGATTCGCGTAAAGGAAATTGAGCGGTATCTGGACGACAATACCGTTCCTATAAGAAATGCTAGTTAACTGCTAGTGAACTGCTAGCTGATTGGAGTAGGAATGGATGATCTTTCTAAAACTGTTCCTAGTGGTAATGGTGCTAGTGGATGTGGGGTTCTTTGTCGCATTCGCTGTTTTGTTCCGAAGTGAGCGAAAGACTCGCCGAGAATTGTGAAATCTTGCTTGACAGTTAAAGGCGGATTGGATTACTCTTTCTCGATAAATTAGATTAAAAATAGATTACTTTGGTGTACGTTTGGTTCCCTACATGCACGTCTCGATTTCCTATTGAGTTTTCGGACAAGGGAGAAACTTTATGTGTCAATGGAGTGTTGTAGACGCGTGCTCGCGTGTGGTTATTCACTCGCGTGAAGATGGTGCACCGGTTGCTGTTTGTCATAGCACTGAGATTGCACAACATATCGTTGAAGTTCATAACGAGTGGGATAAACAAGCACAGAAACGGAAGGAGGAATTGAAAGAACAGGAGAAGTTGAAACACATTGAATGGACGTAGCTTTTAGGAGTCTGTTTTGACAACCACGAATCATAAGCAAAAAGAAAATGAGTGCGATTACCACTACTTGGAGAGGCTAAAAGAGATAGCGAGAATCGCAGGATTGTTAATCACTTTTCGACACAAGAGGACTGGCACACATCGTCACATTAAGGGAATTGACGTGCATATGAATGGTGATACATTGGCGCATTTTGAAGACATGCCCACCGAATGTAACTGCGAAGCAATTAAAAAGAAATGACCACTTCCCCAAATTTGCGAGTTGGACCAACACCGGAGCAGTTAGCTGCTTCCGGGTCCGAAGCTGCCCACCAAACCGCTCTGTTTGCGTGGGCAGCACTTTCTTGCTATCGTTGGCCGGAACTGGCGTGGATGTTTGCCATTCCTAACGGTGGCACCCGGAACAAGGTTGAAGCGGGGTTCATGAAAGCCGCTGGTGTTCGTGCTGGTGTTCCTGATATATTGCTTCCGGTTGCCCGGTGGGGCAAGCATGGACTTTGGATTGAATTAAAAGTAGGGAACAATAAGCCGCGTAAGAATCAGAACGAATGGATGCAAATGCTAAAGCATCTTGGATACGCTGTTGTCGTTGCGTATTCGTGGACACAAGCGAAAGATTATATTATTCAATATTTAGATGGTGACTTAAATGAAAATAGTTCCGATGGTGGATCACGGGGTTCCCCTGTTTGCTAAAGGAATGGTTGTTACTCACCACATCTGTTCGCGGGAATCAATAGAGCATTTATCCAGCATCGTAATACGCAAATTCAAATCGTCTTGTGGAAACACGCTTGAGGTTCATGTAACAAGGCGTTCAGGATATATTCGCTCAATTAAGCCGTTGTTTACTTGTCAAGAGCGTTGTTTGGTTTGCCGGGAGAAAATTGAAATGATACGCGATTTAATAGCGAAAGAACACGAACGTTCTTGACAACTGTCCTGTATTGGACTATCGTTTGCCATGCGGGGGATTCCCCACTATGGAGCGAAAGCGATGGCGACAATGACTATAGAATTAAACAAGTCTCAGAAGAAACTTTTCAAAGACATTGAAAAGGCAACCAATAGTGCCGCTGGCTACATGCTGGTGGATCGTACACCGGATTTGGAAGTGTTGTACGAAGCAGGACAAATCACGGTTTCCAAAGATTTCGTTGAAGGTACCAACCAGTACGGCGCGAAAGTCAAAAGCGCAGATGATGCGGAGGAACCTCCAATGACTCCAACAACGGACCAACAGCCGAATTCGACAACTGGCGTGTTTTCTACGGCGGCAAAGAAGAAAGGACCGAAACCTCCTGAAACTGCTTGGGCATTGGGTGTCAATATCACTGCTGGAACTGGCGTACCAATCCAACAGGCGAAACGGGGTGGAAAGAAAGAGGAAATCTATCCATTTTCAAAGATGGAGATTGGCGATTCTTTCCTGATTCCGGCAACGGAGGATTGGCCGGAACCGTGGTTGTCGTTTGCTAGCACTGTTTCGAGTGCAACGCGCCGCTACACGGAGAAGTCGCCAACAGAGACCATCAAGAACCGGAATGGTCAGATCGTACCCAAGCCGGTGTACGTGCGTAAGTTCGCACTGCGCCGGGTCACGAAGGGTGATAAGTACGCCAATGGCTATGTGGAACCGCAGACTGGTGCGCGTGTTCAGCGCATTATCTGAAGCTTGGCAAAGCACTCTACAAAGGGAACCCCTGATGGATAACCATCGGGGGTTTTCCTTTTTGCTTCCGAAAAAATCCCCGATGGAATACGCGATGAAGATTCCACCGGGGTGAACATTTCACTGCCTTTCGATTGATTAGGCGGGGGCGGCATTGAGGTGGGAGTTACGGGGAGAATAGGCCGCACCGTCACTATAACACGGTTTCCGAAAATTTAATTGAGTGCTAAGGTGTGGGGATGGATGACTCTGAGCACGAATACAAAATGCGTTTTGCAACGTCGTTGCAAAGAGTCCCTAGAGAGCAACGATTAACGAAGGCGTCTGTTGTTGCGAAACAGTTGTTAGGTAAAGACGCTGTAAAGTTCACGAATTATGTGCTTAAAATTGCCGATGAATGGCCGCATGATCCTGTTGTCATTGCGGAGATTGATAGATTAGATTTAATTCCACTTACCAGAGAACAAGTTTTAAGACAGGTGCTTGATTTAGCAATCGCTACATTTGATTCAAGCACTGATAAGCGGCAAGCTTGGAAGTTGTATTCCGAAATTGCTGGTTACGTCGGAACTACAAAGGAACCAACTTCTAACAACGAGTTGTTGACTCACCTACAAGCGTTACATAGTGCAGTGACTAATCCTGTCGATACATAAATGGAAATTAAACCGTTTAGTGCGAAAGCGGCAGCGTTTTCAAATCGTGATCCTATATTAGATCGTTTCATCACGATCCTTGAGGGTAGCATTCGTTCCGGCAAGACTTGGGCAATGATACCCAAAATACTTTTTATGTTGTGTCCGTATCCGGTTACTGGTGAGAAGATCATTTTCGGTGTAACGAAGGAAACAATCTATAACAACGTTCTCAATGATCTTTTTAATTTCGTCGGACCACGCGCATACAGCTACAACCGGCAGACGGGGCAAATGTGGCTGTCTGGTACCAAATGGCGTGTGATTGGTGCGAAGGATGAAGGATCAGAAAAGTACATTCGTGGTGCAACAGTGGGTCTCGCATATGGTGACGAATTGGTGTTGATTCCCAAATCGTTCGTTGAAATGATGCTAGGGCGCATGTCGCCGGAAGGTGCTCGATTCTACGGCACGACAAACCCTGATACACCGTACCATTGGTTATATAAGGATTACATTACAAGTGAACTGAAGCATCAGGCAAAGTTGATTGAAGTAATCAAGTTCACACTCAGAGACAACACTAGTTTATCAGCGGAAACCCGGCTACGATATGAGACGCAATTCAAAGGTGTTTTTAAGCAACGCATGATCGAAGGTCAATGGGTTGTTGCCGAAGGTGCCATTTATCGAGATTGTTATCTTCCAGAGTTGATTGATTACGACGATGACACACGTCCGATTTCGTTGAGTGGTTCCGGTGGCTTCGTTGAACAATGCATTCCTATTGACTACGGAACGACGAATCCAATGGTGTTTTTGCACATCATCGATGACGGTTCTATTTACTGGGTTGATGACGAATATTATTGGGACTCGAAAGCAGAACTTCGGCAAAAGACAGATGGACAGTATGCGACGGACCTTATAGAGTGGCGCGATAAGCGGTCTCCTGCCGGGGCGCAAGTCATCATTGATCCATCGGCGGCATCCTTTAAGGCGGAAATGGCATTGCGCGGCATCTGGCATACTGATGCCGATAATGATGTTGAGAATGGAATTAGAAAGACGGCATCGCTGCTAGCGCAACAAAAGATCAGGATTCACAAGCGTTGCAAGATGCTTAGATTAGAAATGCAAACATACGCATGGGATGACAAATCGGAAACGAAGGGTTTGGACATTCCGTTGAAAGTTCACGATCACGGACCGGATGCATTGAGGTACTTCGTGAACACGAAGGTTCCTAATTGGCGCATCACCATACCTTTAGATAAAGCTGCTTAAATATGGGACGTGTAAGATACAAAACGTTTGCCGATAACGCACTAAGGCGCAATCCAATTCCGATTAATTCTGGTAAGGATGCTGTTGCTAATGATGCATTCAGCAATCCGATTGCTAGGATGGGGTTTGATACTCCATCGGTTGCTGAGAGCGTTGATTACACACTGGTGCGGTGGTCTCTCAACTATTGGTTGATGATTACGTTGTTTCGCAACCATTGGATTGCGCGTAAGGGTGTTGAGATACCGGCAGCAGACGCTTGCAAGGCATGGCCGCGATTGAAGTGCAGTTTGACACCGGATGAAATTAAACAGTTTGATCGGACGCTTAGGCGTCTGTTGGTGCCAAGTAAGATCAAGAGAGCGGTAACGTGGGCGCGGCTGTTTGGCGGTGCCGGTGCACTGATGGTAATCAAGGGGCATGAAGATCGCTTGGATGAACCGTTGGAACTGGACAATGTAAACCCCGGTACATTTCAAGGTTTGATTGTCTTTGATCGTTGGTCCGGTATCTCTCCGAAGCCGGGAATCTCAACTAACATTCGTGATCCACGCACGTTTGGCACTCCGGAGTATTACACCGTTTATGGCCGCGAATCGAATCAGGTATTGTTTGATGTTCATTCCTCTCGCATTCTGCGTTTTAGTGGTCCTGAAGTCCCATCACCGGAGTATGAAGCTTCGTCTTATTGGGGAATCTCAGTTCTGGAATTGGCCTTTGAGGAACTACGAAAGCGAGACAACGCAAGCTGGAATATTCTTCAATTGATGTTTCGAGCGCAGATACTTACACAAGTAAATCCTGATCTTGCTTCCATCGTATCTGGACTTGGCGCGAGTCAACAGGCGGCACAGAAGTATTACCAGATCATGGAAAGCCAGAATCAATTATTGTCCAATCAATCGATGCTTATTCTGCCGAAGGATGGAAAGCTTGAATCTCACCAGTATACGTTTGGTGGCATATCGGAAGTGTTGGACCGCTTTGAGGTATCAACGTCCGGTGCTTTTGAAATTCCTTATAGTAAGATGTTTGGTCGCAATGTCTCCGCGTTGGGACAAGTCAATGAGTCTGATGAACGAAACTACGAAGAGAAGATAGCACAATATCAAGACGATCAGATGAAACCACAACTTGACGTGTTGTATCCAGTTGTATGTATGTCTGAATTCGGGGAAGTTCCGGACGATCTTGATTTTGTGTTTCCTTCGATTCGTGTTTTGTCGGAGAAGGAAAAGGCAGAACTTGCGGAAGTGGGTTCTACGGCGATTATCAAGCCGTTTACTGCTGGTGTGATTTCACAACGTACTACGGTTATGGAGTTGAAACAGCTTGGCGATAAGACGGAAATTTACACAAACATTAGTGCTGAAGATGTTGAACAGGCGAATCCGGAAATTGGCATTCCGCTTGAAATTGAAACGATGGCTGCAAGATCGGGTTTGATTCTTAATCCTGATACTGGTGAATTTGAACAACAGCAAGAACCTGAATCTAATGATCCGAATGCCAAGCAACGGGGAAATAAGTAATGGAGTTTGAGCGTCCATTGCGGCTTGAGGTTGCGTACGAAAACGCAATCGATAGACTGTTGATGCAGTTCTTTAAGTTGCCTAAATTTGAAACGTGGAACGATGTAATCAATTTGCTCAAGCAATATTCGATGAGTGTCCGAGCATTGTCCGGATTCGCAACTCAATTGGCGGCACGGATGGTAACTGGTGTATCCATTCAGAATGCCAATTCGTGGCGGGAAGCGGCAAGAAAGTCAACCAAAGGCTTGACGATCTATCGAATGTTGCGTGAGGAAATGCAGCATCCACGAATGCGCGACAGGATGTATTTCTTAATTCAATCCAACGCGCAATTGATATCGACGGTTCCGCAAGTGGTTGCAGAACGGGCGGTACATCATGTGCAGCAAGAACAGATGAAGGGTAGACGCGCAGAAGACATATTGCATGACCTCCGTCCGTACATGCGTAACCTTAAGGACTGGCAGGTACAACGTATTGCACGGACGGAGGTCGCCAAGGCAGATACCGCAATTACGCGTACACGCGCCGAAGACATGGATTTGAATTGGTACGTGTGGGAAACGAGTAGAGACGCTAGAGTTAGAGATTCGCACAAACGAATGCAGGGAACATTGGTGAACTGGAATGATGCGCCGTCTCCTGAAGCTTTGGTTGGAGAAAAGTCTGTTGGTCATTATCACGCTGGCAACATTTATAACTGCCGTTGTGTTGCTTTGCCTGTAGTGGATGTTAGCGATGTACAATGGCCGTCTAAGGTTTACAGCAACGGCAGAATTACGGTCATGTCTCTTAAGCAATTCAAACACAATGCGGCAATTGCTGCATAGGGAGTTGATATGCCACTTACACAGAAGGGTGAAGAAATCGAGCAGAAGATGAAAGAACAGTATGGACCGGAGAAAGGCGAACAAGTCTTTTACGCGTCACGTAATGCGGGAACTATTTCTGGTGTCGATAACGCTACTTGTCCGTATTACGATCCTTATCAGTTGCCTGTGGGTAGCAATAGAACTGAGTAAATTGTGCCATTAGTACCTTACCAACGTCGCGTGGTAGACGAACTTAATGAACTGCGTCTTAAACTTGAAAAGCTTAATCAATTCGTTGAAACCAAAACATTCGACAATCTTCCGTTCGATGAACAAAAACGTCTTCTGAAGCAGTCATCTTTAATGTCTAAGTATGTGGACGTACTTCAAGACCGAATTGTTCATTTTGAGTTAGAGGATTAAAAGTCATGCCACTAGCCTATTACGGTGTCACACTCCCGGATAAACAGAACTGGGTGGAAACACCCGAAGGCTATCTTATTTTCAAAAACGCTGTTGTTGGGCGTACTGGATTTCAGACCTATAAGGGATACGAGTTAGATGCTGATGAACTGATGGAGCAAGGAATCACAGTTAAAGATGACGATGACGTGCAGTTGTACCGTAGTCCTGATGAAGTGTTCTCACCAGCAACCATCGCTAGCTTTGTAGGCAAGTCGGTAACAGACGGGCATCCTTCGGAATTACTCTCGCTCGAAAATGTCAAGGACCATGAAGAGGGACAGGTTGTCAATGTGCGCCGGGGCGCGGAAGCACTTGAATCTGGTGACTTTCCGCTAGTTGCGGACCTTATAGTCAAGTCGCATAACCTGATTGACAAAATTAAAGCTGGACTCCGCGAACTAAGTTGCGGCTACAATTACCACGTCCTGAAAGATGGGGATGTGATTAAGCAAGTTGACATAATCGGTAATCATATTGCGGTAGTAGAAAACGCCAGAGCAGGACGCGAAGCAGTAATAGTTGATTCGACACCGGTAACTTCAACTGAGAGGTTCAATATAATGAGTTGGCTAGATACAGTGTTTGCCACCAATCGCAAAGCCAAGCTTGCTTCGTGGGCAAAAGACGCGAAACCTGAAGATGTTGTTGAAGCTATCGAAGCGCTTGGAAAGCAGCTTGACGAACGCGGCGAAGTTACAACTAAGGTTGTTAAATCGGAGAAGAAAGCGGTTGCAACAGACGCTACGGATGCGGCTGATCGCAAGCGGTTCCACGATGCGCTAGATCGTTTCTTTGATGCGTCGGAAGAGGAAGAGGCGGCAAAAGACGCCGATGTGCAAGCGTTAGCGGATATGTTCAAGTCGAAAGGCAAGGACACTGCCACTGACGAAGAGGAACCGGAGAAGAAAGACAAGCCTGAAGAGGGTGAGGACGAAGCCGAAGACGGAGAGGAAAAAGAGGGTGAGGATGACGCTGGGGCGTTAACTATTGAACCTTCTGATCGTCCGAAGTCAGCCGGTCCCGGAACGGATTCCGTAATTGCCGCACGGAAAGAGGGTGCGAGAGAAGTTCTCAAGTTGTTGAAACCTCTCATTGCCAAGAGCGGTAACACGAAATTGATTGCTGCGTATGACACGGCAGCGAGAGCGGTTCAAGGCAAGTCCAAGAGCAGTTCTGCCGGTGGTTATAGCGCAGTTGCCGAAGCGTCCAGTAGACGCGGCAAAGATGCAATGGATTCGATTGAAGAGTCCAACAGCAGCAAAAGGAAAACTGACGAAATCAAAGCGTTGGAGAAGTTGTATTCCGACAGGTTTACTGCGCGGCGATAACGTTGCGCCAAGAACTACCTAGATTCAATTAAACGTTCGATTAGAGAGGTTTAGATTATGGGCAGCTTCGGCGGAGTTATTCCTGTAACAGCTTTGAATCTCGGCTTTCTTGGCAACGTGTCGCGCATCGGGGAACGCGTTATTGCCGCACGTCAAGTATTGTCTACAACTCCAAACCCAATTAGCTTTGGTCAAGCTTGCGTGATCATTCCTGATGCAACAGGCGGAACATGGCAAAGCATTTCCGATTTTATCGCGGGTGCAGGTACTTTCACTGCTCCAAGATTTGCCGGAATTGCTGTGCGCAACGTCAAGACTTATTTAACATACGTTGGGTTGGGTAGTGTGCAGACGCCGCAGATTGGCAATTATGGGCCGGGACAGATTGCTGAAGTTTTGGAACGTGGTTCGATTACTGTCAAGATCAACAACGGTACTCCTGCCTCTCAGGGTCCGGTGTATGTAAGAACCGTTGCCAATGCCGGTATTCCTGCCGGTGTGGTTGGTGGTCTTGAAGCGGTTGCAGACGGTACTAATACTGTGGTTGTTCCCGGTGTGGTGTTTAGGACTGGTGTGTTGGACGCAAACGGTGTTGCAGAAGTTACGATTCTGAGTCGTACCGCTGCCTGATGAGTTAGCAGCGTTTGAAAGCTACAGCTTATATAGATTTGGCCGAAAGGAAACTTAGATTATGTATCGGAAAAGTCCCTCTCCGTATGCTTTCGATGCTGCTACTTCATCTTCGTTGGCGTTTCTAAACGCTGAACTTGAACTTGCCTCAACACAATTGGTTAAACCGCTGTCGTCCATGACACATCCCCGCGATATTACGGTACAGTTTGGCGGGGGAATGCCGGAATATCTGACGGCTTATGCGTCTGATTACGGGACCACTGGCGGCAATCAGTACGGTCTACAAGGTACCAACGCTACAGATGTGCCGATGGTTCAAGTTAACGTCTACAAAGGCATCTGGAATACTTGGGTTTGGCAAGTTGGTTTTGTCATCACGGCAATTGATTTGAAGAAACTCGAAACGGCGAATCGCAGTGGTCAACCTGCCCCGTTCTCTCTGCAATCGATGCTGGAAGATGGTGTTACGCTGGTGTGGAACAAGGCAATGGAAGTGGTTGTCTACGTCGGATGGTTAGGACAACCGGGACTTGTGAATAATCCCGCAGTTGCTAGTTCTCTTGCTCCCAATACCGGTACTGGTAGTTCTCGTTTGTGGTCAACGAAGACACCAGCACTAATTCAAGCCGATATCAATCTTGGGTTGGCACAGGCGGTGACACAATCCGTGTATGCCAACGATGCGTATCCGGATACATTGTTAGTTGATTACAACGCGTACAATACTCTATTTCAACCAATGGTGTTGGGCGCGGTTGGTGGTTTTGAATCGGTGGGAAGATATCTTGAAGCGAACAACATTGCAAAGGCGAGTGGCGTTGATTTTAAGATCAAGCCGATTGCCAATCCTTGGGTATCAACTGCTGGTGCTGGTGGCACATCAAGAGCGGTGTTCTATCGCAATGATCCAAACAACGTGTCGATTCGTGCTCCCCAACCACCTCAGAAAGTGTTCACTGTTCCATCGGTTAAAGACGGCGGCAGCTACGAAACTCTTTTCAACGGTTGCATTGGGCAAGTGCAGTTCAAGCGTAATCAGTCGTTCTACTACCTTGATGGCATTGCTTAGGGAGCAGTTCTAATTAAGGGAGTGTGAGATTGAAGGGACTAGCAATAGTCCCTTTTTTCGCCAGATAGGAGTATATATGTGGGTTATTTCCGCAAGAACGTTGCATTTTCGTCGGGGAACTGTTGAAGAACACCCCGTTACGCACGAAAAATATTTTGTGCAGACAGAAGAATTCATGCTGGTTCCAGACTTTCAACATCCCCAAAACGCTGTTTGGGCACCAGATTGGATCAGGGATGAAGACTTGTTCAAGCTGGTGAAGAAAGAGAATAAGAAAGGTGCAATGATCTTGCAGGAAACTTCCGAAGGACCACCGGAAGAGGATGAAGAGGAACCAGCGCAAGAAAAGCACAAAGCAGCGGAACCAAAAACAGGTTTGAGAAATCCTGTCTGGAAAAAATAGATGGCGTATCCGGATTACGATCAAGCGTTACAGAACATTTGGGGATGGGGCGACGAAGACATTGGAATGCTGCCGATGCTGGCTACAGCGTCCAACATCCTTATCGGCACCAATCCGCCATATTCCGCAACGGATTTTTTCCAGTGGTTCTCCAGCTTCGGAGGAACCCCGGAATATCCCCTTGGGACGCTCGACGGCAGTTCAAACATGGTTACAGCCGTTTCGGACTTCACAAACCTTGCTGTGGGGCAAGCTGTGGCCGGAATGGGCATTCCGAGCGGTACGCTGATTGCTGCTTTGGACTCAACAGCCCAAACTATCCAGCTTTCCAATCCGGTGACGTACGCCGGGATCGTGACGTTGACTGTTTACGTTGCTCCGCTGGTTCCGCTGGCGGTTCTTAATTCATTTATCTATTTGGCAACCAGTTCGATCTTGCAGGTTCGCTATCAGGAAATGTGGTCGTTTGCGATGGCGTTGTACATCGCGCACTACTTGACGATGTGGCTCAACAGTCAAGGGACGGGTCCAACAGCGACAACCGGGCAGCTTGCGTCACAGGGTTTGGCAATGGGAATTGCCATTTCAAAACACGTTGGAGATGTGTCGCTAGCATCGCAACCGTTGCGGATGCCGGAACAGTTTGGATCGTGGCAACTGACAACATACGGTCAACAACTGGCGACTATCGGCATGGCTGTTGGTTCTGGTGCGGTTTGGTTATGGTAAAGGCGACAATCGTAACATCACAATCCGGAGATATCGACGCCTTTAACGCTACTGTAGGCACATTGCAGAATACCGCTGTCTACGTGGGGATTCCGGAAGCTGGAACCGGGCGCAAACGGGATACGATTGGACCACACCAGAAGGCGTATGTGACTAACGCCGGGTTGCTCTATATCCACACTAACGGTTCTCAATTACGCCACATTCCGGCGCGTCCTGTCATCGAACCGGCTATTGAAGCAAATAGATTAAGAATTGAATCTCTCTTGCATCAAGCAGCGACGTTAGCGTTGGACGGCAAAAAGCGAGAAGCAAATCACAAGGTCAAGATGTGTGGTCAATTCGCTTCCAACGCTGCTAAAGCGTGGTTCACTGATCCACGAAACGGTTGGGCGCAAAACGCACCAGATACGATCCGGCGCAAGCTGTCGAAGTTGAAGCGCAAGGGCGTGAAGGCAAACAAGAAATGGTTGAATGCCAGAACGCTTGTGAACCTTGTTCCGCAGTACATGCCTCTATACGGCACGACTGCATTAGATTCAATTAACACTCCGCTTATCGATACGGCGCAACTTAGACGGGCAATCACGTACGTGACGAAGTTCTAAAATGCCATTCTCTATTGCATCTGTTGTTGATGATCCGGCTTTTGCGCAGTCGTTCGCTATCACTCGC